TTATGCGATCGTCGGCAGCGTCAGATGTGTATAAGAGACAGATATATAATACACATAGATATAGTATATGTTGTTATATGAGATTAACTAAAAGTTTTAAATTAATAGTTGACAGAATAACAACTTGTATGTTAATACTGTTAATAGAGATACAGATACAGACCGAAAGCGAGAACGAACCGCTGGAGGACTGAACCGGTTAGCTACTGGATAACGAACCAGAGCCGACCGGCTTTTTTTATTTATAATGATTTAATAGATTAACGTTATAAAGTGAGGCGATACAGTGAAGAATAATAATACAGTTATAACAGATCAAGGGATTGAAGTATACGAGAGTGATATATATAGACTTGTGGACGAATATATAAGCACTGTATTACAGGTATCGCCAGAAGACTATGATACACAGAAAGAATATAGATCTGTTATTGCTGATAGTTTCGTAGATATGATTTTTTATATAGCCGATAGAATACAGAAACCTAGTAATAATAACATAGAACTGTTAGACAGTATATTTAATATATATGTCAGAATATGCACTAGATATGGAGTGCTACCGACGTTGGAAGTATTTAGTTTTTTAGTGGGAATAGAACGTAGAACTTTTACATGTTGGATGAATGGACAGTACAGAACCGCCTCACCACATGGTGACACGGCAAAAAAATGGTTCGATATTTGCAAAAATTGCACGATTAACCGGCTCAATAATCAGACCGGCACAAATGCCAACTTGATATTCGTTGCAAAAGCAGCTTACGGCATGGCGGAAACGGCACCAATTCCAGCAGGACAGCAGCAGGGCATACCACAACAGACAGCGCAACAGATCGCAGACAAATACAAGAATGTCCTGGAGCTTCCAGAGATGGAAAAGCCGGAGTTATAACAGCGTGGAATGTACACAAGATTGCTGAAATGTACGCAGAGTACGAACAAACAGACCGGAAAGCGGTAGGCATGGCATTATTTAGTAAATATGCACATATATAACAGTTGAATTTGTGCATGATGTATAGCAAGTCAAGGTAATCTATCGAACAAATCTGTGTTTGTCGTATAGATGAAATGATGAAGACATTGACAGTCCCTTGACCACCGCCGAAGGCATCCGAATAGCAGCGTTGAGGCCGGGACAACGGGAACCCATGGGGCAAAGGGTTGCCCGGTCAGCGTCACCAGGAACAGACCCGGGAGGGGGGGTGTATATAGATGCCCCGAACGGCCTAATGAGTGCCCCGAGTAAATCTGATTTATTACTTTTGTCCTACATAATAAGGAGATGCAATATGCCAAAAGGAAGACCAACTAACAATCCCAAAGGTGAATCAATTCGAATTCGTATCACTGACGATATGAGAGCAAAACTTGAAAGGGAATCATTTCAAACAGGGCTGAGTATTTCACAAATCATTCGAAATTTAATAACTCAGAAGTTAAGTTAAAGGAGTGTCCGAAAATGAACAACGTAGAAGAGTTAGTTTCATACGGAATTAGCAAAGAAAATATTTCTCAAATGATTAAATCTTATCAAAAGCGTATTGGCACAGTAAATGGTGACTACAAAATTATTGATATTTCATACAATCCATATACTAAAGCCAGAGTAGTTAAACTTAAATGCGTTACATGCGGAAATGAAATCCAGAGAGAATTGATAAAAGGCAGAAATAAATGGAGTGAACTTATAAAGACATGTCCTAAATGTCGAAAGAAAAGACGAAATGCAGAGCTTGAAAAATCTCGAAAAATTAAAAAAGACCTACTTGAATCCGAAATAGGGAAACAGTATGGAGATTACACTGCTTCAAAAATAATAGAACAGAATCCTATTAAGATTCGTATGGTTTGTAAAGAATGCGGAGCATTTAAAGATGTTTCTTTTAGCATGATGCATGCAGGGAAGTGGAAAGATCAGAAGTGCCATAAACATTTTTCGAATATTAAATACGATGGAACTTATATCGGGAAACATTTTAGTTTCCTAACGGTGATAGGAATAAATGATCCTGGTGAAATTAAAAGGTTTAAATGCCAGTGTGATTGCGGGAATATTAAGAACGTGAGACCGATTGAATTAGTTTCAGGGATGGTAAAAAGTTGTGGATGTCGCCATAGTGATTCTAGCCGAACCCATGGTGGAAGTAATGATCGCCTGTATCATGTGTGGCAGGATATAAAGCGAAGATGCGAGTCCATTACTGCTTCTAACTATTACAATTATGGCGGACGTGGAATTAAATTATGCGATGAATGGCATGACTATTCGATATTCAAAGAATGGGCCTATAAACATGGATATGATGAAAATGCTCCGTTTGGAGAATGCACGATTGACAGAATAGACGTAAACGGAAATTATGAACCCAACAATTGCCGATGGATTACTAATGTTGAACAACAGAAAAATAAAAGACCTCCTTCCGAATGGAAGAAACGAAAAAACAAGAAAAAGACGGCGATGATTTTGTTCGGAGGGGAAATGGTACCGAAATCTGATATTTGTAAGCAATACGGAATTTCTGTAGAAACATTTAATTATAGGCATAATCAAAAAGGCATGACTGTAGAAGAAGCATTGAATACTCCTAAAATGGCGAAAGGCCGTCCGAGAAAGGCGGTGTGACAATATGAGAAAAACCTATAGCAATCCTCAGGGTGAATCAATCAGAATCCGGCTGCCGTACCAGCTGGAGCAAAAACTCATTGCCGAGAAGAACCGAACCGGCAAAAGCGTATCACAGATCACACGGGAAGCACTGGCAGAATATTTTCGAAAGAGGTAGATAAATGACTGAATCAAATTTTTCTGAAAAAAATAAAAAAGGGGTTTCGTCTTTTACTTTTCCAGACGAACCGATTGACGTAGCAAGAAAACTTATCCAAGCAACTGTCACAGCGGAGATACCGAAATACGGAGAACTGTATCAGGTTCTGGAGGTAGAAAGTATTGAGATTCCAAAATACGATGTTATCCAGCTTCAGGAGATTGCAGAGCATCTTCTGGCGTATTGCAATGCACAAGAAAGGGGATGTGTAGATGCCTGTTGTAAGGATTGTGAACCCTGAACCGTATAATTGGGCTGGAACCAAATGCCTTATTGATGGTAAAACGATTCCAAGAGTAAAATCTGTTGATTTTCATGTTGCAGTTGATGAAGTTCCAACATTTAGTCTTGAATTGATGGCAGAACCAGATATTCAAATGGAAGCCCTGGCACAAATCAGTTTCACTTCTCAATCAATTACTGATGCAATTTCAGTTTTAAGGCACGAACTGTTACAACACGGGGAAATTTACCACGGCTTCAAAGCAAGCCTAAAATCGGCCTTAGAGCGTTACAATTACTGTGGATTACCATTTGAGCCAGAAGACGATGTTGCGAGAAAAATTCTCGATTTCATGATAGGAGAAGAAAAATGAGATTACCATTAACCATTATCGCAGTGGCAATTAATATTCTGATATTTACTACATTAGCTGCATTTTTGATGAGCCGGGATTACAAAGGCAATCAATTTTCCACAGCATTCTTCTTGCTGATGGAAGCAGGAATGATACTTAATACAGTTTTGATTTGCACAGCGAGGTAAATATATGCTTTTAGCATTTCCAATGCAGATTATCCTGTTTGTTATCGAAGAACGGGTTAATCATATAAGCAATGCGAAAGGATACGCTTGCCCGGTAGTGGAGCGGTATGCAAGCAAACGATCGAGACATCCGATTTAGCAAATATGACTCTACAAAAAAGAGAACAACTTAGTTATTTAAACGCTGAATTCTCCACATAAGTTGTGTTGCAATTGTAGAGCATATAATAAAAATATTATCACACATTCAATTCTTTCTCCTGCTTTTGTAATGGTGCGGAGTGGGAGAAAGATTCTAGGGCTATCGCCAAGTGGTAAGGCACAGCACTTTGACTGCTGCATTCGCGGGTTCGAATCCCACTAGCCCAGCTTGCTAGGTTGCGCATGTACCTGGCAATGGTTTATTTTACATAGACCCTCCGACGAAAACCCATCTAGCTCAACGGAGCTGATTAAAGGGGCTTCAAATGTCCCGGATGGGAATCCTCGTAAAAACGAGGTACTCTATTTTGCCATGACCTTTGTTGCGGCTGGTGGCAAAGAACCGCAACAGTAGAAGTAAATCGACTCAAAATCTGCAATCCGGGAGACTGCTTCTACTCAGGAAATTTAGTTCTGCGGTTAGAACGCCCGGCTCATAACCGGGAAGTCCTGAGTTCGAATCTCAGAATTTCCATTTCTTCCGTATGCTACCCATCCGTTTTATGGGCAGAAAAAACTTTCGGATGAGCGTATGTGAATCAGAATGAGTAAAGGTATGTAACGGCATAGGCTTGTGCTTGATCTGATTTCCCGTCCGATAAATGTTTCTTAGTTTCAATAAGCCATCACAAGCGCGCATTGATGACAAGGGAGTTTTCAAGAAGCATAAAGTCAAAAGGCATAATAATATCCGAAACAACTTCGTGGGGCTGGCACGGCATAAAACAGCCTAGTGGAAAGCATAACACGATAAACATATTGCTAACCGGCAATCTGCCGGTTCCGGGAGAATAATACCATAAGGGGGCAGAGGACTGATTAACAGTACCAGGGCGGTTCGACTCCGCATTCTCCCACTATTTTGTAAAATAAACAAAATATGAGGATGCTGTCCAAGATGTAAGAAACAGTCGGCTTGTGGGCTGCCGGTACAAATATGCTGAAAGCTCACGTATATCGCAGGATAGAGAAGTGGTTTTCTTTCTGGTTTCCTTATCCGGAGACGGTGGTTCGAATCCGCCTCCTGCAATTAATCCGTCTATCGTTCAGCGGATTAAAACAATTTGGCTTTTCTTTCTATGAAAACGTGAAATTCAGCCCAGGCATTGCCTGACCGTTATAGGCGGTAAATATGGCGAGGTAGCTCAATTGGTAGAGCAGTAAAAGATTGTAAGTCATGTTTGTGACTTCTACAGCAATCGTTCTTTCCATTACAAGGTACGTGTTGGTGGTTCGAGTCCACCCCTTGCCACTGCCCCAGTTTGTCGGTTGTGGGAAACCGACGGAACATGTCTGTGTTCTTTACTGCAAATAATTTTATGGGTTCAAATCATGTTGGGGCAATTATGTGGTGCTTACAGCAAATTTATTGGATATGACTGTTAATCATAAAAACCAAAAGCATCATGAAAAAATTATGGGACACTTACAGCAACTTATTTCTTAATAAAATCTTAGGCGAATATTTTATATTTTTGGTGTCCTGAAAGGAGAAAAAACATGGATTTTGCAAATGCAATGAAAGAAGAAGGCAAGTTTACAAGAACTGAAAATGGCGCAGTCGCACTAAACACCACAAGTGATGCAAGACTTGATCTATTCGGAACTATTGGTGCATTAAGAGATGCCGATGAGAATAGAATCACTACATTGTTCTCAGAAGCGTATGCGCAGGATAAACTCTTTGCTACGAAGATTGCTTTTTACGCAAGAGATATTCGTTGCGGACTTGGAGAAAGAAAAACTTTCCGAACCATTATCCGTTATATGGCAGAACATCATCCAGAAGCACTTAGACCGAATCTTGATTTGATTGGAGTGTTTGGAAGATACGATGATCTCTACGAATTGATTGGAACGCCACTGGAAGATGATATGTGGAAGACCATGAAAAATCAGTTCGAGGAAGATTTGAAGAATCTTAATGAGGGCAAAACAATTTCTCTGCTTGCTAAATGGATTAAAACAGCTGATGCAAGTAGTGCAAAGACTAGAAAATTAGGAATTCTGACTGCGCAGAAGTTAGGCTATCCAGTTTACAACTTTAAGAGAATCGTTCGCAGTATGAGAAAGCAGATAGGCGTTGTCGAAAGTCTCATGTCTGCCGGTAAGTGGAACGAGATTAAATATCCAGAAGTTCCAAGCCGCGCAATGATGATTTATCGTAGAGCCTTTGCAAAACATGATCCCGATGGATTCAGCGAATTTATCAATAAGGCTGATAAAGGAGAAGTTAAAATCAATGCTTCAACCTTGTATCCATACGACATCGTAGAAAAAATCCTTTATGGAAGAGAAAACAACAAAGTTCTTGAAGCACAGTGGAAAGCACTTCCAGATTATGTTGAACAGGGAACAAATGCACTGATAATGGCTGATGTATCCGGTTCAATGTATGGAAGACCAATGGCAACCTCAATTGGTTTGGCAATATATTTTGCTGAGAGAAATATAGGTGCATATCATAACTTGTTTATGACGTTCTCTGGCGATCCTGAGACTGTTATTTTGAAAGGAAAAACTCTTGAACAGAAGATACGAAATGTAGGCAAGGCAAGTTGGGGCATGGGCACAGACCTAAAAGCAGCTTTTGAGAAAGTACTTGATATTGCTGAGAAGAACAACGTTTCACAAGAAGAAATGCCGAAAGCTATAGTTGTTATCTCCGATATGGAAATTGATCGCAGCGGAAATAAGGACTGGTCTTTTTATGACAAAATGGCGAGCAAATTCCAAAAAGCTGGATATGTTATTCCGAACGTTATCTTTTGGAATGTCAACAGTAGACATGACGTATTCCATGCAGATGCTACAAGAAAAGGCGTACAGCTTGCTAGTGGTCAGTCGGTAACAGTATTCAAACAGGTATTACAGAATCTTGGATATAATCCGATTGAAGCTATGGAAAACATAATCAATTCAGAAAGGTACGACTGCATTACAATTGAGAAAATATAAAACATACGGAGCGAACTAGGTGTAGTGTAGTGGTTCGATTCCACTTGTGGGCGTAGCTCTTGCGAATAAGGTTTCCACCGTTTTTTTGATTTTTTGACGATACAATAAAATCAGATTTGGTTAGTTAAGTGGTGCATTGCTGTAATGGTAACAGAGAGACTTGCTAAGTCTTCCAACAGAAATGTTGTCCGTGTTCGAATCACGGATGCACCGTTCCAATGAACTGCAATCATTGGAAGGATTTCATTTTTATCTTACCTTTCTATGAATGGTTTCCAGTACTCTACGTTGGGTGGCTAGTTACGGTTCAAGTCCGTGTACTGGAATTTTAAAATTAAGGAAACATAAATGCATAAAAAAATAACATTATATGAATACGGAAATGGAATATATGCAAAACCATTGCAAATGAGGATAGAGGAGAAAATACAGAAATTTTCTGATAATCACAAAGTCGTATCCATTCATAAACGGTACATTGAGGGAAAATACCTTGGGGAAAATTGCTTTGGAATGGATGTCTTTAAACCAATAGAATGTTTCATTGACATTGAATATGAGGAGTAGTAGCCAAAATGCAAATAATGGGTAAAGAAATCAACGATGAATGTTCTAAGTGCGGAAATATTCTCGAATGCGAGTTGTTTCGACAAGGACATGGACTGCGACAAGAACGTGAGAATGTAGCGAAGATGATCGAGTGCCAGATGAGGCATAGGTAGGAAAGGGAGAAATGAATAAACCGGAAGTTTTTAAAAATGCAGAATTAGGTTCTGTACGTGTAGTGATGGTTGAGGAAGTGCCATATTTCGTTGGAAAAGACGTTGCAGAGATATTGGGATATAAAGATACATCAGATGCAATAAAGAGGCATGTGGATGATGAAGATAAGCTGACAAGGCGTTTCACCGACTCAGGTCAAAGCCGTGAAATGTACATCGTTAATGAATCTGGCCTTTACAGCCTTATTCTTTCGAGCAAGCTTCCGTCTGCTAAACATTTTAAAAAGTGGGTAACATCGGAAGTATTACCGTCAATCCACAAGCACGGCATATATGCCACTGATAACGTGATTGATAACATTCTGAATAATCCAGACTTTGGAATTGAACTTCTGACCAAACTGAAAGAGGAACGTGCTGCGAGGGTAGAAGCTGAGAGAAAGAATGCTATTCTGATGCACGTCAACAAAACCTATACCATTACCGAGATTGCAAAGGAACTGGGACTGAAATCGGCTATACAGTTAAACCGTATTCTGGCAGATAAGAAGATTCAGTATCAGGTCAACGGTACGTGGCTGATGTACTCCAACTATAGTGATTGTGGATATGAGGAAATCAAACAAGAAGTATTAGATTCCGGGAAGGTAATCTACCACAGACGGATTACGCAGATGGGACGGGAATTCATTCTTGGATTATTCGAGAAAATAGCTTGATTACGAAAGGAAATGCCATGATTAAGAAACTCTGCAATCTCTATATAAGACACAAGACAAAAAATCTCACGAGGATTCCATTGTTCATAATGACTTTTGACTGGAAGAAGTTTCAGAAAGACGGAAAAGAAAACAGTTGCATGTTATATACCTTGCATCCAGATATTGCAAAAGACCAATTTTTAAAAGAAAAACTGTGCGAATGCGTGGACTATATCCGTGACAATTACGATATGGAAATGTTTACCAAAATCTAATGGAGGCAATTATGAGAATTGAAGACATGGCAACATGGACAGTAGATCAGTTGAAAGAAGAACTTGTTCGGTTGGCTGATGAGAGAGAAGCAAAGCAACATGAAATCCTGGACAAAAACGAGAAAATCAACGAGCTTCAGACGGAACTGGATAAAATGTGTGATTATAGCAATGATTTAAAAAGGCAGATAAGCGAAAAATCAGATATGCCATTTTATGACGAATCTGTAGAAATTGCAAAATACCGCAGACAGCATCAGGACGACTGCATCACAATCAATCAGCTTCAGACCGCATTGGATGTAATGGTTGACCGATATGCAAATCTTAGAAAGATTCATGGGGTAAGTTGATATGAGTGAAAAAGACGAAAAACAGTACTTTCTTAAAAAACCAGATGGTGAGTACTGTCCGATTACCGAAATAGCAAACGTTCCAGAACACATACCACCTGATCAGAATGACGATTTACCGAATTTCAGTGAATACGAATCATTCACTATAAATTTTAAAATGAATTCAAATACTAAGAAAAGATTATTCTGGACAATATTCGCACCGGATAAAATAAATCGAAATAATTTTAGAAAAAATCATGGAATTCCGATGATACGCAGAGTTGCAGGACGAAAAGGAGTAAGAAAATATAGATGAGCATCAAATCAGCATTTGAATCTGAGGGGATAGATTTCTCTCAGGTAATGAACCCACCAGAGCCGTGGGACGGACGGGCATTAATAAAAAATATCAATGGCAAACTGTGGTATTGTTGTCCTTTCTGCCAGAAGAAAGCACTTCTGATTAGTCCAGAGACGAAAATTCAGCATCTTAAATTGAAGTGCAAGGGTAGCAACTGCAAGAAAGAGTTTGAGGTGAATGTATGAAAGAATATGGTGTAGTGAATTATCCCATTAAGATTATTGATGAAGAAATCATTAATGTACTAGCTGACATTGAAATACATCATGAAGAAGATAGGCGAATTATTCTTGTAGAATGCGTTGTGAATTACGTTAAACTTCCAGAAGAATGCATTCTTGAAATTGGATATCTTAAAAGAAAATTTAAAATCATGCATATCGACCCAGCTACAACAGAATTTGGAATCTATAAACTTAAATTCATGTTTGAGCGAGCAGAAGATATAAATAAAAAAGATGAGTGGTGGGATTCACTTAGAAGTATTGTGAGGTGAATGTATGAATCCAGTATTTATATTCCTAGTAATATGCGGAGCAGTGGCAGTATGGTTTCTGCTTTACAAATTATTTCAGCCACTAGGTAAATTATTGAATCACATTGGCAGAAATGCTATTGATGAGTTAAATAAAGACGAAAGTCAAAACAAGGAGGACAAAGAATGAAGAAAGGACTTTTAGGCGGAATTGGATTAGCTGTTGTGATCATTGCAGGACTTATATGCGTTGCAAAGTGTAGTGTAAGGGTTCCAGCCGGTTATATTGCGGTCGAGTACAAAATGAACGGGGGAATCTCCAAGAATGTACTTACGCAGGGATGGCATTTGATTTCACCTACAGTAAAAACTTCGCTGTATTCTGTTGGAATCGAACAGTCTTATCTTACATCTGAAGATAAAGGCGATTCTCCGAAAGATGAAAGTTTTAAGACACCGACAGCAGATGGTAAATCTCTTTTAGTTGATTTGGAATTTTCGTACAAATTCGACCAAAGCAGAGTAACTGATGTATTTACTCAGTTTAAAGGTCAATCCGGGGAGTCCGTGAAAAACACCTTTATTAAGCCGAAAATGAAAGCATGGACGCAGGAAGTAACTGCGAAGTATCCAGTAACAGATGTTTTCGGTGATAAGCGCCAGGAACTGAATGAAGCACTTGACGAATACCTTAAGCAGAAGTTTGAACCATACGGAATCATTATTGATACAGTAAACTTTACTTCTATTTCCACTGATGATGAAACACAAGCTGCAATCCAAAAGAAAGTAAATGCACAGCAAGAGCTTGAATTGGCCAATATTGAAGCTAAAACAGCCAAAGTACAAGCCGATAAAGATAAAGAAGTTGCATTGATTGCTGCTGAACAGGAAAAAGAAAAAGCAGCTATTCAGGCAGAACAAGCCAAAATTGATGCGGAAGGCAAAGCCGAAGCTATTAAGATTAAAGCTGAAGCCGAAGCGGAAGCCAATAGAAAGATTGCAGAATCGCTTACCCCTGAACTGATTGAAAAGCAGAAAATTGATAAATGGAATGGTGAAGTTCCAAAGATTCAGGGAAGTAACACTTCTACCATCGTAGATACAAGAGATATGACAGCTGATGAGAATGCTGAATAATAAATAAATCAGTCAGAGAGCCACATGAGAGCCAGACTAAATCCTAAGAAGAAAGGAGGTCTGGCTCTTTTTTTTATGAGCAATTATACAGAAGGTTCACTTGAATGGTATCGGGCAATTTTGAATCAAATCATTAATGGTGATATGACGGTCTATCAAAACCAAAAAGATTGCCTTGATCTGCTGTTAAATATGAATATTGACCTTCCTTTCAAGGATAATCCAGATGCACGGAACATGGCAATGAAAGTCAGTCGGTACGCTCATACAGCTGCGGCAAGAAACGCGGCACTGACTGGAAGCGGTAATTTTGATGATATTTACTGGCAGTATTTGCTGTTGGAAGCACAGAACTATCAGGTTGACAGCGGGCTTCTTTACCTTGAAAAGAACCGAATCCCGAAAGAACGATTCTACGAACCACGAAGAAATGTGTTCTTACAGCATAACATCATAGGTTCACTGCAAGACCTGATGGATGACAAATTAGATATATTTGCATTAAGCGTACCTCCTGGTTGTGGTAAGAGTACTCTGGAGGATTTCTTTTTATCATTGGTAGGTGGATGGTTCCCGAATGACTTTAACCTGTCTTCGGCACACAGCAGCATTTTGACACGTTCCCTTTATGATGGTGTTCTGGAAATCATCAATGATCCCGTGGAATACACGTGGCATGAGATATTTCCTAACGTAGAAATTCAAGGAACAAATGCAAAGGAAACTACAGTCAATCTCGAAAGAAACGGACGATTTAAGACATGGACATTTCGTTCTATTGATGGTTCTTTGACTGGCGCCACTAGATGCAATAGATTCCTTACTGCCGATGACCTTGTGTCTGGTATTGAAGAAGCTTTGAATAAGAACCGACTTGATACCTTATGGACAAAAGTGGTAAATGACTTGCGTTCCCGTAGACTTGAAGGGTGCAAAGAGTTTTACATTGCCACAAGATGGTCAGTACATGACCCTATCGGAAAGCTGCAACAACTATATGCCGGAAACCCACGGGCAAGGTTTATTGCAGTACCGGCTCTTGATGAGAACGGCAAAAGTAATTTCCTATTTACGGTAAATGGATTCTCAGAGAAATATTTCAATGATGCTAAAGAATCCATGGATGAAATTTCTTACAACTGTCTTTATCAGCAGCAGCCGGTAGAACGTGAGGGATTATTATTACCACCGGACAAATTAAAACGATTCTTTTTCAGTAAAGAAGACGTGCCGGATGAATGCGCGGATGAATACATTATCATTCCAGATAAAGATGCAGATGCAATATGGGCGGTATGTGATACAAAAGATAAAGGAACCGACTTCGAATCATTACCGATTGCATACCAATACGGAGATAAATTCTTCTTTCCCGATGTGGTGTTTGATGATACTACAGACTATGACATTTTGGATAGAAAGACAGCAGATATTTTGATAAGACATAACCCACATAAGATTCGTTTCGAATCAAATAATGTCGGAAACCGCGTGGCACACAATATTCAGAAAATGATTACTGGAAAGTGCAGAGCTGAAATTGAGACAAAACCAACGTCGGCAAATAAAGAAACAAAGATTCTTGTAAATTCGGACTATATAGCAAAACATTTTTATTTTCTGCATCCAAGTCAGTACAAAGCAAAGTCTGATTACGGATTATTTATGGCTAATGTAACTACGTACACTACTAGGGCAAAAGTACCACATGATGACGGAATCGATTCTTTGGCTATGATGGCTGAGTACGTACAAAATCCATTAGGTGGTAAAGCAACGGCAATGCAGAATCCATTTTGGGGAAGGAGATAGTATGGATATAAAGGAATATCTGAATCAAATTCAACGATACGAAAAAGTTATAAATAACAAACTGGAAGAAATTGAACACTTAAAATTGCTTGCCACCAGTATTAGTGCTTCGGCATATGGCATTGAACGCGTTCAGACTTCAGGAAGCCAAGATAAAATAGGCGATACCATAGCAAAACTGGTAGATGCGCAGCGTGAATTGGCTGATAATGTAGTAGAACTTATGGATAAAAAGCAGAAACTTATAGATGTTATAGAGTCTGTAAAAAATCCTCAGTATTATGATTTTTTGTACAAACGATACATAGAGGGGAAAAAGCTAACTGTTATTGCGGATGAAATGGAATACAGCGAAGAATATATTAAACAATTCCATGGAAAAGCCGTGAATTACGTAAAAGAAATGCTTAATTTTAAAAGTTAGCACCTTTTCTTACTGAATATAACTTTTCGGTTATGTATAATATATGATGAAAATGTATGAAGCATCGGGCGAAAACTCGGTGCTTTTTTCATGCCTAAAAGGAGGTACGGGCAGTGGCAAGAAATAAGATGAATTATATCGACCTCTGCCATGGTGAATTTGGCAGAAAGGTAGCATATACCGGAGTAAACAAAATTACACCAGAAAATGTACTGAAAGTGATTGCTGATACAATCGGTGTTCACAATAGAAACAGAACTATGATTGATTATCTGTATAGATACTACAAAGGCGATCAGCCAGTTCTTTACAGAGAAAAACTTGTGCGTCCTGAAATTAACAATCGAGTGTGCGAGAATCACGCACTTGAAGTTGTACGCTTCAAAGCATCTCAGACATACGGAGAACCAATTCAGTTTGTTTGTAAGAAAAAGAATGCAAGCGAAGAAACCAATGCGCAGGTGGATTTGTTTAATGATTATCTGGACGAAGCAAATGCAGAAGCTAGAAACATTGAATTAGGAACATACCAAAGTGCTGTAGGAACTGCATATAAATGTATTCTTCGTGAAGAAGATTGGACAGCAGATTCAGACATTCCACCATTTAGAATTTTTATTCCGTATCCTGGAGATTGCTACATTGTTTATTCTAAAGGCACCGGAAAACCACTGATGTCGGTTCAGATATTAAAAGACGAAGATGGCCAACAGTATTATCAGTGCTATTCAAAAAACCAGTATTTCATTGTGCAGAATGGAAAGATTAAAAAAGCCGGTCTGAATGGCTTCGGAAACATTCCAATTGTTGAATATCCAAACAATCATGACAGATTATCTGATGTTGAAATAGCAATCACAATGTTCGATACAATCAATAACATGCAGTCAAACAGAATGGATGGAGTTGAACAGTTTGTTCAAGCCTTTATGAAATTCAAGAACTGTGAGATTGACGAGAACGAATTCCTCAAGATGGTAAAACTTGGCGCTATATCTGTTAAAGATACCAGCAATGGATGCCAGTCGGATGTTGAACTGATGACTGCTGAACTGAATCAATCAGAAAGCCAAGTTGCTAAAGATGATATTTACAGCAATATGCTGATTGTTGAAGGAATGCCAGATAGACAGCAGAACACAGGGGGAGATACCGGTCAAGCCGTCTATCTTCGTAATGGCTGGGACTTCGCAGAGCGTAGAGCCAAATTGGATGAACCTTTTATCCGTGAAGCTGAGAAAGCATCTGCCAGAATCATACTTAACATCATAAGAAACACTACTGGTGATATAAAACTTTCGACAAGAGATTTTGATGTAAAAATCACCAGAAACCCAACAGATAACATGCTTGTCAAAGCACAGGCCCTTGATTATCTGGTTAAGAACAAAATACATCCACTCATTGCACTTATTACTTGTGGACTGTTTAGTGATCCGCAGAAAGTATATGAAATGAGTTTTCCGTACATGCAGTCATTGTATAAGAATCCAGAAGAGGAAACGCAGAAAGCACAAGAATTGATTGATAATTTTAGTCAGAAATCAGTTCAAAATCAATCAGCAATAATTTCTTCCACTGACGAAGAATAAACGTTTTTACATTAATTATTTAAGGAATCTTGGGAAACTGAGATTCCTTTTTTAATACTCAAAAATATTGCAACATCCCGTGAGCGTAAATCGGGTGCAGGTCATATGCGGAGCGAACCGTGTGAAAAAAGTGTGATGATCTGGAAGAAAGGAGATTTCATGACAAGAGAACAGGCAAAACAAGTACTTATCGGTATGGGAATTGAGGAACCGTCTGATGAACAGGTGACCAAATATCTTGATTCCGTCACAGGAGAAGTAAAAAAGGAAAAAGACAAAAACACTTCCCTTAAAGAAAAAGCTGATAAGGCAGAAGCACTGCAAAAAGAACTTGATGAGCTGAAACAGCAAAACATGACTGATGCAGAAAAAGCAGAACTTGAACGTCAGAAAGAAAAAGCTGCAAACGAGAAAAGAATTTCTGATCTTGAATCTGCGCTCGCAGATTCTCAGAAAGAAGCTCTAACAGGAAAAATCACTTCTATTTTTGCTAATGCAGGAATGCAAGGCGATGCATACGCAGGAGCAATTAAAGCATTTTCCAACATGAACGCAGAAGATGCACTCAAAGAAGCTCAGACTTTTGTTGATGGAATTTCCGAGGTAAATAAAACAACTCTCGATACTGCAAAAGCTGCATGGGAAAAAGAAGCCCTTGAAAACACACCTAATCCAGGTGGTGGAGCTGGTGGCGGTAAAGAGACAAAGAAAAGTGAAGCATCTGAATATGCGAAAGCATACTCAGCAAGAATGAATCAAGAAGCCAAGGCGGCAGATGATAATGCCCCGGTAAATATTTAATTTTAGTAAAGGAGAAAAAGACATGGCTTTTATGAAAACTGAGCAGTATGAATCCAGACCTAACATCCTTGAATCTGAGGTTGGATTAGTACTCAAAACTTACACAGCAGATCAGACAAATGCTGAAACAGTTGGAACTAAGAAAATTATCAAAGCAGGTTCTGTATATCCGACAAATGCAACAGGCGCAATCGGCATCGTGTTTGAAGATGTTGATATGACAGATGATGCTAAGAGACCGATTTCTGTGATTGTTGCAGGTCGTGTTCTTGAAAAAAGACTCCCGGTAACAGTTGATGAAACTGCAAAAACTGAACTTGAGAAATCAGGTATCGTTTTTGTGGTCACAAAAGATCCAGTATATTAAGGAGGTATAACAAATGCCATTTAATGTTTTAGAATCCATCACAGAGGAAGAGAGACTTAACTTCTCCCAGAGTTTTGATGTAAAAAGACCTGGTATCCTTGATACCATTTTTCCAGATACAAAAACACAGTATCTGAAAGCTGAATATTACAGACTTATGTCTGGACAGAGGCTTCCAGAAGTAGCGTTTGTTCATGCTCTTGATACTGAAGCAGAAATCGGTACAAGACCAGGATTCGAAAAAGTACTGACTGAAAAACTCTTCATTAAGAGAAAAATCAATCAGTCTGAAAGATTACGTCAGGCAATCGAAAATGGTGTGCCGGACAACGAAGCACTGAAAAACTTTGTATTTGATGATGCAGCTAACCTGTTCGAAAGCGTTGTCGCAAGAGCAAATGTCATGAAAGGCCAGTTCCTTTCTACTGGTGCTGTAACAGTCAAAGAAAATCATGTCGATATGGGAATCGATTATGGCGTTCCAGCAACTGCAAAAGTAACCCTTACCAACTGGGCTACACCAGAAGCAGATATCATGGGAGATATCCAAAAGATGGTGACCGTAGCAGAAGACAATGGTTATGTAGTTAATAAGGCCCTTACTTCTCTCAAAATGATTAACTACATGAGAAATAACACTGCTATGCAGACAGCAGTTCTGGGGGCAGCAAACAAACGTCTTCTGACAAAACAGGAACTTGCAAATCTGCTTATGCAGGAATACGCAATCACAATTGATCGTTGCGATGAGAAATTCCGCTTCAGAAAAGCAGATGGTTCTCTTAAAACAGGCAGATACTTCAAAGAAGATGTATTTACTCTGTATGAAGCAGATGCAAACGGTTCTTTCGGTACAGGACTCTGGGGCGTGACACCTGAGGAACTTGAATACAGACAGTTCATTCAGGAAGAGAATCGTTCTTTCGTAACTCTTTCCATGTGGGCTACACAGGATCCGGTTGCAGTATGGACAAAAGCGTCCGGTATGTTCGTTCCGGTTGCTCCGAAAGCTAATGGCGGTATCGTTATCGGTACAAAGGGGGAATAAGCGGGCATAGTCTTGATGAGAACAGCCAGTCACCGGTTGTAGCAAGTGTTGAAGCTGAAGAGCCAACACATAAATACACAGAAAGCGAGCTGTCTAGCATGACTGTACCACAGTTAAGACAGCTTACAAGTGACAATGGCTATGCCCTGACAGCAACTAATAAGGCTGGAATGATCTCCGAAATATTATCTCAGCAGTAACGCAGAAAGAGGCGGTGAATTAAATGAATGAAGAACTTATGGAAGAATTATCACTTTATTTAGCAGATAATCCAGAATCTGAGTCCATGCTCACTCTTTCTGTAAACCGGGCAATTCGTTCATTTAAAAATAAGCGAAATTACCCCTCTAGTTACACTGATGATAAAATCAAAAACGACATGAAAAAATGCTATGATTGCATATTTGACTTGGCGCTTTACTTTCTGGTTAAACAGGGAGCTGAGTTCCAAGGATCACATTCTGAATCTTCTGTAAATAGAAGTTGGGAATCTGAAACCGAAATTTATATTAATCATGGTGTTTTTCCTTTTGCTGGAAGTTTGAGTTAAAAAAAGATGGGATGGAACGCAATGTGTTTTTCCTCCCGGCACGTTGCAGGGTTGCTCGTTAAAGTAGGGAAAGAGCAAAAATCTTATAGGGAGTGAAAGAAAGGAAAAGCGATGGGATGTGAACATGAGTGCTTTAACAATCACCGCTTCGAAGAAATTGAAAAAAGTATTCATGATATGCAGGAAAAGCAGTCAGAAAGGCACAAGGAATTTTATTCTCGAATAAACAAATTGGAGCAACAGACCGCCCTGTATAGCAATGACTTAGATCATATCAAAGAAACAGTCGATGAGATGAACAACAATTTAAAAATCCTCATGGCAGTCCCTGGCAAACGTTATGATACAATTATTGTATGCATTATAACAGCAGTCGTGGGAGCAGCTGTAGGATTTATGTTGAGCGGTATATTTCCTATGTAACAAATCAATTCCACTTGTAAGGGAGGACGGTGGAGTTATATGAATTATGCGGATTTTTCAGAAGATGAAAGAAAATTTTACTTGCAAGAAGCAGGTTTTGATTCACGTGAAGAAAAATTATTTCGATTACGGGCTTATGGTGAAAAAACATTATGGGAAGCATCTGAATTAATGGGGTACAGTCCCAGAACCATAGACCGAATCAATAGAAAAATAAAAAAGAAAATTACCAAAGTTGCCCCGATGTATATTCGGGGCTTTTCTTTGTATAATGGCGGAAATGTGGCGAAATAGTGACGTTCAAATACAGTGTTCCTTCCTATATAATATAATCATAGGAGAAAACGTAATGATTATATTAAGAAACCCTTACGAGGGTATATGGGAAAAGCATCGTTCTATAGATGATATGGATATGATTCTTGAATCCCGGACAGGAGGAACAGATTATGGCAGGTTATCCGTATTATCCGCAACAGCCAATGATGAGCAACCCTTACGGACAAATACAGCCGTATCAAGACAGGTTGGCACAATTACAGAATAACTATCAACAGGCAATGCCATATGGACAAATGCAGATGCAGCAGCCTGTACAACAAATGCAGCAAATGCCGATGCTTCAAGGGCAGATGGTTGATGGGATTGATACTGTAAAAGCAAAGGACGTTGATATGTCTGGCAACCCTGTTTACTATCCAAAGACAGACGGAACTGAAATTTACAGAAAACAGCTTCAATCCGATGGAAGAAGCAGGATTTTTGTTTACCGACTCGTAAATCCAGATGAACAGCAGCAACCGAAGCAGGACGAGAAACAGATTGACATTGAGTCTATGTTTAATCAGCTTCGGAATGATGTTTGCTCTGAGATTTCTGGAATAAAAGATTTGCTGCCGGCACAAATATCGGTTACAAATGATTCCCCAAGACAGCAGAACGGAGGCAAACAGAGATGAGTTTCAACCCAAACGCCATGATGAAAAAGCAATTTGAAAAAATGATTTCTCAGAGGTTCGGAAGTGTTGATAACATGATGAACGATATGAGTAAATTTGCAGGAAATAATCCAACATTGAAGAATGCGTTGGATTTATACAAAAAAGGTGATACAGACCAGTTACATCAAATACAGCAAAATGTATTTAATGAAAAGCACTTATCACCAGACGGAATTATCCAGAAATTCCTTGGATTATAACATTTCCCCATAATTGGGTGATTAAAAAATCGCTACAATTTGGGACGACAGCCGCGGATGTCTCCTATTGTAAATAAAATTTAAGGAGACTAAAAACATGATGAATGGTTCTAATTACAGTCTTAGCGACATTGCCGCCGCTACAGGCTCTAATAACCGTGCCAATGATATGTGGGGCGGTGATGGTTTTTCACTTATCTGGCTCGTACTGATCTTCGCAATCTTCGGATGGGGAGGTTTCGGCGGCTGGGGCGGTGGCTTCGGTGGTAATGGTGGAAACGGTGCAAATGGTGCAGGATTCCAAGGATGGGCAACCCGTTCAGATATTAGTGAGAGTTTTGCTCTTAATGATATTCAGAACGGTATCAGAGGCATTCAGCAGGGTATCTGCGATAGCACATATGCTCTCAACAATACCATGCAGAGCGGCTTCAACGGCGTGAACGTTGGAATGCTTCAGGGCTTCAATGGTGTTCAGCAGGCAATTAACGCTGATACAGTGGCTAATATGCAGAACACAAACGCATTGCAGTCTCAGTTAGCAAATTGTTGCTGCGAAACAAGAGAAGCTATCCAGGGTATCAACTACAACCTGGCAACCAACACTTGTGCTCTCCAGAACACAATGAACAACAACACCAGAGACCTTATCGAAAACCAGAACAGCAATGCTAGAGCAATACTTGACTTTATGGTAAATGATAAGATTGCAACGTTACAGGCCGAGAACTCTGATCTGAAACGTGCTGCATCTCAGGATCGCCAGTCTGCATTACTTACAACTGCTATGGCTTCTCAGACTCAGCAGTTAATCAATGCAATCAATCCGGCAGCTGTTCCGGCATACGTTGTTCCAAATCCGAACACCTACTACGGCGGATGCAACGGATACAACAACGGTTGCTGCTAAGTAACTCACCCTTAGAGGTTGACTAAATTCTAAGAGGTGGGTTGCGGCTCACCTCTTATTTGATTGAGAGGTAGAAGTATGAGTTGTAAAAATGTATGCCAAGTCTGCAAACGTCTTGTATTCAGCCAGTCTGTTTCGTTTACCGGGGGCAACCTTGTAATCACACTTCCGGCAGGCAATTATAGCAATGGAGAGAAATATTGCATTGTGATCGCACAAAGCATACCAACAGCCACTACGATTGCCGCCCCGGTAATGATTCAGCTAGGAACGGGGGAAACCTTATATCCATTACAGAATCGTTGCTGTGCACAGGTTACAGCTTGTGGCGTAAGAACCAGAACAAAGTACGCAACCAGAGTAGCAACAAGTGCAACTGGTGGAGCATTCAAGATGTTAGGAAATCCGGCTTGTAGTCCGAGTAACAATTTGACAGCAATTAATGGTACAGCCCCAACGACAGACGCACCTGTTACACAGGCTGTTAGAAAGGGGGCACTGTAATGCATAAAGTTGCAATGGAAATGGGAAAATGGGCTATGGAAAAAGCCAAAACACATGGCTTTGATAATCTCAGCGCTCAAGACTGGGACGATCTGAAAGACTGTATGGAAGCTGTAAAGTGTGCGATTTGTGCAGATAAAGATTACAGAATCGTAGAAGCTATGGACGAATGCGAACAGGAAGAGAAATATCTTGGACGCATGGGATATGACAGGTATCGTTATTCCAATGGAAGATTTGCCCCAAAAGGCAAAGGAAGTCGTATGGGATACAAGCCGTATCTGTACATGGAAGATGATGACTGGATGGATGAATATCTGAACAATCCAGAGTTCGAACGTAATATGTACCGCATGGGCTATCATCCAGATCGTAGTGATATGAGGATGGATGGAATGAACCATAAGCAGTCCAGATATGGCGAAAGCTATGACAGATACAGTGAGAATCGCAGGCATTACCATGATTCCAATGATACAGAATCTAAGAGAAAAATGGATGATTCCATGAAAGAGTATACATCTGACATTATCCGTAATCTTACAGAGATGTGGTCAGATGCAGACGCAACGCTCAGGCAGTCGATGAAAACCGACTTAACTCGTCTGATACAGCAGATGAATTGAATATGAAATGAATTTTGCCCTTGTTACAGAAATGTAGCAGGGGCAGTTTTGTTGAAAGGAGAATTATTATGAAGAAATTATTTATTAGTCAGCCCATGAGGGGCAAGACAGACGAAGAAATTCTTGCAGTAAGAGAAAAAGCGATTAAGAGTGCAGAGAAGCAGGTTGGTGAACCTGTAGAAGTAATTGATTCTTTCTTCCAGTCAGCACCAGTTGACGCAAAGCCACTCTGGTATATTGGTGAATCCATTAAACTACTGGCAGAAGCTGATGTGGCGTTCTTTGCTAAAGGATGGGACGAAGCCAGAGGATGCAAGATTGAGAATACTTGCGCTATCGAATATGGCATTGAGACCGTTATCGAAGATTATACAGCATAAGTCAAAAAAGGATGGTGAAAAACCATGCTAAGACAATTTTACATGAACGGGGACTTATGGAGAGTTCACTTTGTGTCACCTTATGATAATGTTTTAATTGACCGTACAGGGCAGAGAACACTTGCGGTATCGGATTATTCTACAATGACAATTTCGATTGCAAATAATCTATATGGGGAACTTCTTAACCGTGTGTTTATCCATGAGTTAGGACATTGTGTGATGTTCAGTTATGGTTTATTACCAGAACTTCATCGCATGGTCAAGAAACGATATTGGACGGATGCAGAGGAATTCGTGTGCAATATCTTGGCAGACTACAGTCATTTTGTGATTGGTACAGCCAGAGATATTTTAGGAAACCGATTTACATATGTGGCTCCTGTTGGGGCAGAAAGGATGATTGCATAGATGGAAAAGGCAGAAAATACAGTAATTTTTGATGGGATTCAATATGATCCCGGTGATGAATTGCCAGATATCATCTCTGAAAGCGTGTCGAGAATGGTGGCAGTATGTGACTACTGGTAAGGTTCCAGCAAGACCTTTTATCAATCAATTTTATCCAGGATTTCTTCTAGCGATTCTGGTTTTAAAAACTCTTCTGTTGATTCAGCCAGAATATGTGACCATATTTTTGATTCTGTGTTGGAATCAATAGTTTTTGCAAGTCGTAATCTTTTTAACACTTGTTCAGAATGTTCATATTCTGTTCCGCAATTTGGACATGATATTTTGTCCATTGTTATATTCTGATTAACCTCATACTTGCATCCGCATTTGCAATGGATTGTATCGTATAATTCCATATTTGCCCCTCCTTTTAAAACATTGTATCACAATCATTGAAAGGAATAAACATAAATGAGAGGATTAAAAAGACAAAAACAGACCGTGTATTGGTCAAAAGTAACCGAAACACTTGACGGAATAGATACCGTACCGACATACAGTCAACCGCAAAACTTTAAGTTTTCTGTATCATCTACCGCAGGAACGCCAGAGGAAATATCGGCAGGAATCGTGCCGGATTACGACAGATACATTACTTCCTTCAACCGTTCTTTCCATCCGCAAGAGGGAGATGTATTTTGGATTGATACCGTGCCACAGGTTGACACACTGGGAAATCTGGTTCTGGAAGATGGTATTCCTACAACACCGCCAGATTACCGTTTGAAGAAAATCCTTGATACACAAAGAGGAAATCTGGCTAGATATGGAATTAAAAAGATAGGTGCAGAAGAATGAGCGGACGAGTAATCAAATGCAATCTGAGTCAAAAATCTATTGGAAATGCAATCAAAGAATTGAAAGCATATCAAAACAGTCTTCGCGATAAAAATGAAGTATTTCTTAAAAGGCTTTGCGAATTGGGAATTCCCGTCATAGACGAAAATATTATGTTGGCACAGGGAGATTCTGATAAAAACCACAATACCTACATCAAAATCAACAGGTTCGGAAATTACGCGCAGGCAACTCTTGTGTGTGAGGGCTCTGGACTTTTATTCATAGAATTCGGTGCGGGTATCCATTACAACACTCCGGCAGGAACAAGTCCCCATCCAAAAGGAGAAGAATTCGGATATACCATTGGTTCCTACGGACAGGGAAAAGGAAAAAACGAATCGTGGGTATATGTGGCAGATTCTGGCGAATGGGTACGTTCTTACGGTACGGAGGCTACAATGCCCGTTTACAAAGCGAGCGTAGAAATTATGCAGAATATCCGTAGAATCGCAAAAGAAGTGTTTTCTGCATAAAAACATAACACCTTTTCTTACTGAATATAACGTCTGTTTTATGTATACTGTAAGATATAAAAGCATCTACCGGAATGGTGGGTGCTTTTTCTATGCTCAAAATAAGGTGGTGACAGAGATGCCAGATGTAGTAAAAAATCCAGTTTCAGATGTATTTGAACGATGGAGAACAACTATTGAACCCGTTGTAGGAAAAGGAAACGTTTCTAATGATGAAAGTCAGACGGTAGCTTCAAACAAAAGGGTTTACGCACGTTTGTTCTTGCTTGGAAATCCAACATCACGTGGCAATCTTGAGGGGGATGAGTGCGCGACAACGCCATCTTTCCAATCAGAATCCTATGCGGCTGGTTCAAAAGCTTCTTCAAAAGCATATGAAATTGACGATGCTAGTCACAAGGCTATGGTTGGCATGGGTTTTCGTAGGATATACGGGCCCGTAAGACAAAATAATGCTGATAACAGCATAAAACGTGTTGTTAGCAGATATAGCCGGATATATACTGGCACATTACTCTAGGAAAGGAGTGAGAAAACATGGAACAGATTATGAACTATGTAAAGCCGGAACTTCTAATTGTAGCCGTAGTACTGTACTTTATCGGAATGGGAATCAAAAAATCCGAAGTCATACCGGACAAATATATCCCGGCAATCCTTGGTGCTTTAGGCATTCTGATTTGTGGAATTTATGTTATTGCTACATGCGCTATGTCTGGCGCGCAAGAAATCGCAATGGCAATTTTTACCGCAATCACACAGGGAATCCTCGTTGCAGGACTTAGTAATTATGTAAATCAGATTGTAAAGCAGGCAAGCAAAGAAGACTAGAAGGAGGTGATCCTTTTATCTCCCGGTACAGGGTTACGTACTAGAACCAGAGCCGTTAAGGCTCTTTTTTATTGCAACAAATTATAGCCGAAAGGCAGAAAGGAGCCAAAATGGCACGATTAACTACACTTGGTGTGAAATTTTCATATGCCGTTGAAACCGTGAAAGGCACAAAACCTACCAAATTTACACAGCTGGAAGAAGCCTCTTCCATCGGCGGTATTTCTCTTGACACAGAACAGATAGACGTTTCTGCGCTGGAAGATTATCTAACTCAGTATGCAGCTGGTAGACAGGATACAGGTGGTACTTGGGAGATTGAATTTATCATGGATCCAGACAAATCTGTTAAACAGATTAAAAAACTGTACGAAGATTCTAAGGCTGCAAAAACTACAGGATTGGCAACCTGGTTTCAGGTGTCGTTCCCGGATATGTCCGACTCATTCTTTGTTATTGCAGAATGCGGTCGCGAAATTCCAATGCCGGAAATTGCGCAGAACGAAGCAGCAACTATGTCTATTTCCCTTATCATCAATACATATAAGGGACTGGATACCAAAATTGAGCCGACAGCGGCTGCTGAATAAGATATAAAACAGGGAGGATAATTTATGTTTAGTTTCTCAGCAAATGGCAAAACATACAAAGTAAAATTCGGATATGGCGTACTTACTCAGTCAGACATTCTTATACAGGTGTCTTCCATGAGGGCAATCACCAACCCGAAAGATATGATTAAAATGCTTCCAGAATTGATTCTGGCGGGACTTCAAAGAAAACACAAAGATGAATTCGGATATGAAACCGAAGAAGAAAAGAAAGTAGCATACGAAAAAGTATGTGATCTTCTGGACGATTTCGAAGATGAATCCACAGAGGAAAATCCTCAGAATGGATTTATTTTATTCGAAAAAGCAAGTCAGGAGCTTGAAAAGAACGGTTTTTTATCCGGAATGGTAAAAGCAATGGAGAAAGCGGAAAAGGAACAGAAGCTTCCGAAAATTCCGCAGGATCACAAGAAGAAGAGCTGAGCTTTCCTGAGGTAGTTCATAAAAAACTACTTCCACTTTATTTGTCTATTGGCGTTTCTGAGGAAAAGTTTTGGGATTCCACACCGTATGATTTAGAACCATACATGGAAGCCTACAAATTAAAACAAAAAATGGCAGATTCGCAAGCATGGCAGTTCAACATGTACACGATGTGTGCAGTTCAGACTGCGGTTGCAAATGTGCTTATTGGTAAAAAGTCAAAAGCTGAATACCTTAAAGAACCATTTTCACAAACAGCTGAAAAGCAAAAACAAGAGGATGAAGAGAATCTTTCTGAAACAGAAAAGAAACGGCAACGTGACAGGTTGCTCATGACATTGCAACTCATGCAAGCAAATTTTGAGCTGAATCATGGTAATAATGACGAGGGCAGGCAGGATTAAAAGTCTTGTCTGCCCTTTATTTTTTTGATTAAAAGGAGGTGCTTTAATGGCCGATAATACCATAGATACCCTCAATGTACAAATATACAGTAGCACAACTCAGGCGGTACGGTCTATTAATAACCTTGTAAAAAAATTAGATACATTAAACACTGCCCTTGGAAATCTTGACATAAGCCGGTTAAATAATTTTTCCAATTCTTTAAAAAGTTTAGGTAGCGTGAATTTTAAAGCAAATGGATTGAATGCGGCTATAAACGCTATCAATCGTCTTGGAAAATCCGATTTCAGTCAGTTTGATACAGGAAAATTAGGTAAAATTCTTACCGAGATGCAGAAACTTGATGCTATTCCAGATGTTTCTCCGAGCGTTAGCCGGTTCACAACCGCTATAGCTAAACTTGCCGGTACAGGACAGTATATCGGCAATGTATCAAAGGAACTTCCGAATCTTGCGACAGGTTTAAATAATGCGGCTACTAAATTAGGCTCTATGAGCGAAGTATCAGCATCCACCAATGCTTTTATTACTTCTCTTGGAAAATTAGCTAGTGCAGGAGATAAAACTGGAAAGACTGCAAGTCAATTATCAACTCTCGCACAAGAGGTTTTGAAGTTTTTTGACGTAATGAAAAGTGCACCAGATATCAGTTCGAGCACAATAAGAATGACAGAAGCTCTTGCAGTATTAGCATCGTCCGGAAGCAAAGTAGGGCGTGCCACGAATAGCGTTTCGAATTCATTTAACACGATTTCTTCGTTAGGTTCAAAAGCAAGTACTGTAATCAATGGGCTGACAAATGCTTTTCAAAAATTTGCTTCAAAAGCTATTTCTTTAGGCGGAAAAGCTGTATCTGCAATCGCAGGTATTGGAAATGCATCTTCTGAAGCTGGTGAAAAAATAAGAAGATTGTCAAATCCTATGAGTTCAGTAACTGATAAGTTGAGTGTTCTTTACGCCAAAGGTTTCCTCGTAAAAAGAGCATTAGATGTTCTGACATCGCCAGTAGAATCCGCAATGAACTATGTAGAGACCCTGAACTATTTCAACTCTGCGTTCAATCAGGTGGCAGAAGGAATCAACACTGACGAATGGAAAAAAAGTGGCATAAAATCCGCTGAAGCGTATGCAAATTCATTCCAGGAAAGGGCAAAACAGCTTTCACAGAAACTGACAGGATTCGAAATTTCAGATACTGGCGAACTGGCTAGAACCAATACCGCCAGTCTTGGACTTGACCCAGAAAAAACAATGCAGTATCAGGCAACATTTGCGCAAATGGCATCATCTATGGGCGATACATCAGAGACTGCATTAAAATTGTCTAATGCACTCACTATGATTGGTGCTGACCTTGCTTCTGTACGAAACATGGACTTTGAGGATGTATGGCAGGATATGGCATCTGGCTTGACTGGTATGAGCCGCGCTATGGATAAGTACGGCATTAATATCCGTAATGCCAACATGCAACAGGAACTGTATAATCTTGGAATTAATACCAGCATATCGAATTTGTCTCAGGCAGATAAAACGATTCTGAGAACGATTATCTTGCTGAACAACTCTAAGTATGCATGGGCTGATTTATCAAACACGATCAATCAACCGGCAAATCAAATTCGTATGCTTCAATCTAACTTCGCATCCCTTGGAAGAACAATAGGTTCTTTGTTCATTCCTATACTGCAAACAGTTCTTCCATATATCAATGCAATAGTAATCGCAATACAAAGAATGTTCGCTTATATTGCAAAACTTCTTGGGATTAAACTGTCAAACTTTGTATCATCTACGGGTGGAATCTCTGTAGATACCGGAGATATTGCAGATAATATGGATAATGCCAGTGGTGCAATTGACAATGCCAATACCAGCGCAAAAAAACTCAAAAAAACATTGTCAGTTCTTTCATTTGATGAACTGAATCAGCTTAATGACAATTCTGATTCTGGTAGTACAAGTAATCCATCTTCTGGCTCTGGAAAAGGCGGTTTGGGGCATATCAAAGCACTTGATGCAGCTTTGGACGATGCTTTATCTGCATATCAAAAAGCATGGGACGAAGCATTCAAGAAAATGTCCAACAGGGCAAATGAAATGGCAGATGCCATTGTAAATGCCTTTAAGAGAAAAGACTGGAAAGGCCTTGGAAAAATCATGGCTGATGGCATCAACTGGGGAATGCAAAAGCTTTATGATTTCATTAACTGGAATAACGTAGGCCCGTACATCACTAAATTCACCAGTGCGTTCACCCAGACTTTCAACAGCCTTGTTGATAATATCAACTGGGATTTGATGGGGCGTACCGTTGGAGCTGGTATGAATACCATTGTAAATACTGCAAACCAACTTCTGGAAGGAATCGACTGGAAGAACCTTGGTGCTAAATTTGCCAATGGTATCACTGGTCTTGTCCGTGAAGTGGACTGGAGCAATTTCGGTAATCTGCTCGGAAATTCCTTTATGCGCGGTTGGGATATTTTTTCTGGATTCGTGGAGAATCTTCCATACGGAGAAATCGGAACAGCTGTTGCAGAAGGATTGAACGGAATCTTTGAAAAGATTAGCTTTGGCGAAATCGCTCATACGCTCGCAACTGGCTTGAATGGTGCTTTCGATACACTGGCTTCATTTACAGCAAGCTTTGATTGGGAAAATCTTGTTGATAACATTACAAATGGAATCACCACATTCATGCAAGAATTCAACTGGAAAGAGAATGGACAGAAGTTAGAAGAATTTATTAACAAATTACTCACGTCACTTATCGAGATTGCAAGGGGTGTCGATTGGGAAGCGTTTGGACACAATGTAGGCGTATTCCTCAGTGAAATTGACTGGGGAAAACATCTTGCACAGTTACTTACGGTTATCGGAGACGTTCTTGGTGGAATCTGGGAAGGACTTGGAACAACATCTGCCGGCACATTTGTTCAGGCAATGGCTGTTTTTGCTATTGGTGATAAGCTCATGCCATTAGTTGATACAATTACTAAGTTTTTTACAGGTGATACTGTATTTGGAAATCTTTCTAAAGCTGCACAAGGTATGCTGAGTCCCGCAATCACAGAAGCAGTCTCAACAACTATTCCGGCTCTTGGGACATCGTTAGGCTCACTTGTTGCAACTGGTGGTGGAATTGCTCTTGCAGTAGATGGTGCAGTATTACTTACCAAGAAATTAGCAGGACTTTTTGAGACCATGCAAGGTGGTAATGGAATGACTACACAGTATGGTGGTTATCTCCATGATTACGCAACACAGCTGACTGATGTAGCAAATCTTACAAACGATCAATCGGAAGCGTTGTGGCAGCTTATTGAGAAGGATGAAGAACTTGGAAAAACTCACGATGAAATGTACTCTGATATGGTTGAAAAATTGAAAGAGTATGGCGTTTCATCCGATCAGGCTAGAACAGCTCTTGAGCAGTATGGCGCACAGGCCGGTGTATCGGCTGAATTTGTTGAGGGTATGACTAATCAAATCTCCGCACTTGGAGATGGCGTGTCAGAAGCAGCTGGTAAATTCGATACATCAAAAATCAGTATTTCGGATTTGAAAGACGAGCTATACTTATTGAGTCTGAAATCTGACGATTTTGGTGGTTCATACAAAACAGCCATGGACGAACTTGATAATGCTAATAATGGTGGAACTATCACAAATACCAAAGATGCATTAGATACAGTCTACACTTCATTGAAGAATGCAGGAGTTCCACTCGATGAACTGAACAACAAACTTGCAAAAGACTTCCCGAACGCTACGTTAGCCACAAAATCAGCAGTAGACAAGAATATTGTTGGAGCACAGCAGACTATATCAACATCAGTTGGACAGGCATCAAGAGACACTCAAACAGCCACAAATCAAATGGCAAAAAATGCCACAGATGATTTCTCGGAAATCCAGAAACAGGCTGATACTTACATGAAAGGCATGGAAACTACAACTACTAGCTCATGGGGAAATTCTTCCAGAGAAGCGACATTAAAGGCAAGGGAGATGAAAAATGCCGTAAGTACAGAACTTGGAAATATGGACAAATCTGTAACAAGCCATTTCCAAAGTCAGTACAACATTGCTTATAAGAAATGGGAGAATATCGGAAGAGATATCTCTTCTTATGTTTCTGGAAGTATGTCAAAGAGTATGGATAGCTCTTTAAATAGCTTTATGAGAACTATTCGCAGCGCATTCAGTGATATGTACAGCATTGGCCATAATGCGGCTCAATCATTAAGAAATGGAATGAAATCCGTGAGAATGCCTACGCTTTCGTATTATATTTCTCAGTGGAAAACACATAGCCTTGGGAACGGCGGTACCAGTTCAACCCCTGTCTATAGTCCGAACTGGTATGCAAAAGGTGGTTTGTTCAAAAATGCATCTGTCATTGGTGTAGGCGAAGCAGGACAGGAAGCTGTTCTTCCTTTGGAAAATCGAAAAGCCATGAAATCCATTGCCGACAGTATCATGTCCGGCTATGACGGCAACATGGGACTTACGAAAGATGAGATCATGGAAGCTGTCGAGCGTGGCGTAGTTACTGCTTTGATGAACAATGGTGGCTTTGGCGGTTCTTCGCCGGAGTACATCATGAACAGCATCAAAGTGAACGAACGTGAACTGGCGCGAATTGTCACAAAGGCTCAGAACAACACAGATTATCGCATGAATCCGTCCCCGGCATATTGATTTTTGCGGTAAAATTTGATATACTAAACGAGAGATAGTTATTACATTTGTTGAAAAGAGCACGCTAAAGATGAAACGAGGGAAAAACCTCACGATTCTTTGGTGTGCTCTTTTTTTGTCTGGTAAAACCAACAGGCTAACCCGACGGGGGACAAGTGCAATTCCATGATGCACCTGCCTGTTGTTTTTATAAATCATGGATCTGTGGCTACAAGGCAGTCACACATTAACGACATGGAGGTTATCTACTATGAATAAAAAATTATCAGATCTTATTTTATCTACTCAAAGCAATCTTGTTATAAATTCCGAACTTGCAGTAAGAATAGGACTTAATGAAGCTGTTGTTTTAAGACAAATTTATTATTGGCTTGAAATTAATGAAAAGTTAAAAAGAAATTATCACGACGGAAAGTATTGGAGCTACAATACCATGGAAAATTGGAGAAAAGAAAATTTTCCATGGTGGTCAACAAAAACTGTTGAAAGAGCATTTAAAAATTTGGTAAATTCCGGTCTTGTTATTACAGGCAATTATAACAAGGATAGTAGGGACAGAACTAAATGGTATTCTATTGACGAAGATGTTCTTGAAAAAGTCTTAAAAGATACTGTTGAAATTTCAACGTCAGATTGTCCGTGTGCAAATAGACAAAATGACGAAATGCACACCGACAATTCGACAGAAGCATTACCAGAGACTACTTACAGAGAACACTATACAGAGAATACAGATAAAGACTGTACTTTATCAAGTACAGAGGAAAAGACTTTACCATCGTCTGGTAAAGGAGTAAAGACTTCTGCTCCTAATAATAATATAAATATAAATATTAATAATATACCACCTAGAACGAAAGAGCAGAAGCAGGAACGGTACGCACATGCGAAAAATAATCGCTCTGTCGATTACAAAGACGAAGAACTACCGACAATCCTGTACAATGGATTTAATTCTCTGTACGGGGACAAAGAAGATATTTTGAAAGACCATGACATCTGTCTGACTATGGCATTGGTCAAACAGTTCTTTGAAAAATTCAAACAGTATCGGGGAGAACGACACCCGATGGTTTATGCCAATGATCTTGACCAGTTTCTGAGTATGATTCGAAATGCTGACTTGGATATGGTGAAAGACGGAATAGTCGAAGAGGACGAGGAACCGCAATATTATCTGGACATGATGGACGAATATTTCGGCTCTGACATTGGGAAAAACAACAATATGGACTGCGATTATCATATCTGGCTGTTCTTCACGGAGAAGACACAGAACATTTTGTATAACCGCGTGAAACAGAAACGGGAGGAATGAAAATATGCCAATAGACAGACCATTGTTTGAACCGGGGGACATAGTAAAACATTTCAAGAGAGAAACCGTCAGTGATTTGCGGAGCAATGATTACCTGTATAAGATTGTCGGCGAAGCAAAGCATACAGAGACAGACGAACCGCTGATAATTTACCGTGCTTTGTATGGAGAAAGAAAACTATATGCCAGACCACAAAAAATGTTTTACAGTTTGGTTGATAAAGAAAAATATCCAGATATTTCACAGAAGTACAGATTTGAAAAATATGAAGGACAGATATTCATTGAATAAAACAGCCTAAAATCTATTTTAAATACAGAGGGCGATTATTTCCTCGCATAGATGCTTCAAATGGATTTTAGATGGAAAACGATACAGTAATTAATTAGAAAGTGAGAAAGAAATGAGTAGACTTGGAAAAGAAATGCCAGCAGAGTATTCAGACAGATTTGACGAACTGAGGCAAAATCGAGTAGAAGTCAGTTTTTACAAATACGGCACTGCAAAAGATAATTTCGGCGAGAAATTGGTAAATGCCATAGAATCTCATGATATGTGCATTAAAAAATATAAAGAAACCGGTAACACGGAGTATCTTTGCGATGCTGCGAATTATTTGATGTTCGAATTTATGTATCCACAAATCGAAGGTGCTTATTTCAAAGCAACCGACAGTGGGGAAAGTGCCGGAGTAGTTGGAACACCAATTAATCAGTTAAAGGAGAAATGGTAGGATGAAAAAATCGGGCAATTCTTATGGGAAACACGGATTATGAATCATTTTGCAAAGAGCACTTCGAAAGATTCATTTCTGATATCCAAAAGAAACATTAATATAACTTTTTCTTACTGAATCTCACCTTGTATATGTGATATAATAAAGAATCATAAAGCGTCTATCAGAGCGATAGGCGCTATTTTCGTGTAATTAAGCATCTTCTTTCGGGAAGGTGCTTTTTCTTTTATGAGGTGTTATATGGCAGAAATATTTTTAAAAGTAAACGGTGTCTCGATGCCTTGCCCGTCTTCCTACACATGGGGATTACAGGACGTATCAGCGGCAAAATCAGGAAGATCTGATGACTCTGTCATGCATAAAAACAGGGTAGCGCAAAAAAGGAAATTAGCTTTGCAGTGGAAAGGTAAAGATTGGGCTACTACAGCTAAGATTCTTCAAGCGTTCAATCCCGAGTACATCCAAATTACATATCCAGATATGATGTCTGGAAAATACGAAACCAGAACATTTTATGTTGGTGACAGGAGTGCGCCTGTTAAATGGTGGTGGCATGGAAACCAGAGAACAGAATCTATCAGTTTTGATGTGATTGAGAGGTAATGCATGAGAAAATTATCTAACAGATGGAAAGAAAAAGTCAAGAACGGAATGGACGTGCAGTACCTCAAGTATGCAGATATCACACTTACAGATGGAACTGTACTCAATCTGACCAGTGCCAATCTGTGGCAAAACGGAATGGAATTCGAAGATTCCGTGTCCGGGGATAGTAGCTTTGACATCGGTTCTGCAATCATTAATGTATTGAATCTTAGCATTAATAATTTTGACGGTGAGTACTCCGATTACGATTTTGAGGGAGCAGAAGTCATATGTTATGTTGGATTACAGATTGAAGATGAGGACACAAGTGAACTGTTAGATTCAGATGGAGAACAAATACTGGATTCAACCGGCGATACGATCATAGTTCATAAAAATGCGGTTATTGAAAAAGCGCGTATTTGCACAGTGACAGTGATTGAACAGCCGGAAGACGAAACGGTGACCATAGACCTTACGTGTGAAGATAATATGCGGAAGTTTGACCGGAACTATTCAGACAGCAAATTGAAGTATCCGGCAACCAGAGGGCAGATTGTACGAGATGCCTGCGAGGTATGTGGAGTTACTTTGCAAACAACATCATTTGACAGAGATGATTATATCGTGCAGAATCGTCCAAATGACGAAGCTTTAACATTTCGCCAGGTTCTACAGTGGGTTGCACAGATTGGCTGTCAGTGGATGAGATGCGATGAATATGGCAGATTGTGCATCGGTTGGTATAGCAGCATCAATGAAGAAGAACTCATTATTAATGATCTTGGAGTTCTCAAAACGCAAGATGATAGCAATATCTCACTTGAATTATCCAGTGCAAATGGTATTTTATCGGCAAATAACGGAACATTTCTGGAAAATGATGGCATATTGAGACTTTTTGCTACTGATGAAAAAGGAAATGAGTCTGAGATAAAAACCACTTATGGTTTTACTCCGCATCATACAGATGTAGTAATCACAGGCGTGAAAGTAACTGAATACAGCGAATCCTCTTCTGATAATCCGCAAACTTACATGGTTGGTACAGAGGGATATGTACTTGGAATTTCTGGTAATAAATTAATTCGTGTTGGCGATGGCCAGACGATTGCTTCAATGATTGCCGAGAAATGCGTTGGCATGAGATTTAGACCATTTGAATCCGAGTGTCCTACAGATGTGGCTCTGGAAGCCGGAGATTCACTGATTATTGTGGATAGAAATGGGAAAATATACACATCGCTACTTACCACAACTACATTGAAACCGGGATCCGGTCAGAAGATAGCTTGTAATGCCAAAAGCGCTGCTAAAAATAGCAGCACCCAATATTCCCAGGCGACGCAGGCATTTGTTACTGCAAGAAATATGGTTAAGCAGGAAAAAACCGAGAGAGAAAAAGCTCTTGAAGAATTTGGAAAAAGAATTGATTCAGCCACTGGTGTATATACCACCGAAGAAATACAGGAAGATGGAAGCCGGATTTTTTATTTGCATGATAAGCCTACACTCGCTGAATCCAAAGCAATTTGGAAGATGACCTCCGAGGCGTGGGGCGTATCCACAGATGGTGGACAGACATGGAATGGTGGCATGACAGTTGATGGCGATACGATTGTAAGAATTTTGAACGCGGTTGGCGTTAATGCTGATTGGATTAATGCCGGTGCAATCATGGTCAAGGATTCTGATGGGAATATTCTCTTTTCTGTCGATATGGATACCAAAAAAGTAATAATCAGTGGTGATTCAGTTGTTATCGGTGGCAAAACAGCCACAAAAGCATTATCCGATAATCTTCAGGAGAGCAAAGATTATTCAGATGGTAAATTAGCTGATTACGCTGACACAGTAACAGGTTCATTGGCTGGATTACAAGCACAGATTGATGGACAGATTGAGTCCTTCTTCTATGATTACGAACCGTCTTTACAGAACAAACCGGCTTCTGAATGGACAAGCACAGAAGAACGCAAAAAGCACGAAGGTGATCTTTTTTACTGGAAGAGCACTGGCTACGCGTATCGGTTTATGCAGGACGGTGCAACATGGAAATGGCAGATGATTCAAGACAACGACATTTCCAAAGCACTTGCACAAGCTGAGAAAGCGCAAGATACCGCAGACGGCAAGAGAAGGACGTTTGTTATACAGCCTTCGCCGCCGTATGATATCGGAGATTTATGGTCTCAAGACGGCGGAGATATCCTCACTTGTGTTGTAGCAAGAGCAAAAGGAAGTGTGTATGCGTCATCTGACTGGAAGAAACTGAATAAATATACCGATGATACCACAGCAAACAAAGCCCTTGAAGCAGCAGCTCTTGCTAAAAACATGACATTCCAGTTGTCAAACGATATGCAGACGATCACATCTGATGCAGACGGTAATATTCCGGTATTTCCAACGGTCACAACTACAGCGAAAGTTATGTACGGCTCACAGGATGTAACCAATGATTGCAGTTACACGATTACGAAATCCGACAGCGTGACCGGCTCTTGGGATGTCGATACGCACACCTATACAGTCACAGGTTTGAGTGCCGACAATGGCTGGGTGGATATTAAAGCCACTTACCTGCAAACCTTGTCCATCACAAGGAGATTCACAATCGCCAAGCTCAAAGCCGGGAAGAACGGAGTCAACGGACTAGATGGTCTACAAGGAGAAAAGGGCGAACAAGGAGCTCCCGGAAAAGATGGCAAAGATGGAACAAATGGAGTAGACGGCAAGACATCATATTTCCACATAAAATATAGTTCCGTGGCAAATCCGACATCATCCAGCCAGATGACCAAAACTCCGTCCACATATATCGGCACTTATGTAGACTACGAACCGAACGACAGCACAGACCCAAAGAAATACACGTGGTCAAAATTCGAGGGGGCTGATGGTAAAGATGGTATTGCTGGAACGAATGGCACAGACGGAAAGACGTATTATCTACATATTGCCTACGCGAACAGTGCTGATGGAAAGACAGGCTTTTCGGTTTCTGATGGAACTAATAAACTGTATATTGGCCAGTATACGGATACCACCAAGACAGATTCCACTGACCCGACAAAATATACATGGAGTAAGATTAAGGGCGAGACGGGAGCTGATGGAAAACCGGGAAGAACCTACATCATTGAGCCGTCTTGTAACGTGCTGAAACGTGGAGCAGACAAGAATGTCAGTCCAAATTTTTTGAAATTTAACGCATACTACAGAGACGGTGATTCGGCTACCAGATATGCGTATAAGGGCAGATTCGTGATCGAAGAGACTACTGATGGTAATACATGGAAAACCATTTACACCAGTTCAACGGATGAAGATACGGTGACACATTATCTTTATACGATACTGACCAATAGTTCTAGCGAAACTATTTCAAACTCCAACGGCTCTACTATCGGTATTCCAAGGGATGTCACGAATGTTCGGTGCAAGCTGTACGCATCCGGTGGAACTACAACATTGATGGATATGCAGAGCGTTGCGGTAGTGATTGATGTGGACAATCTGACGCAAGAGCAGATTGTTAAAATTCTGAGTGATGATGGAAAATGGAACGGCTTGTATTATAGAAACGGAAAACTGTACATAAGTTTTAGTTCGGCTATGGGCGGTTCACTATTACTTGGAGGAAAAAATAATTCCGAAGGCTTTTTGAAAATACTGGACAAAACAAATAAAGCAAAAGCCCTTGCTGATTATTCTGGTTTTACGTGTTTTTCGAATTATTCCGAAACTAATGGAGTGGCAGAATATGATGGAATACGCTTTTCTGAGACTGGAATAGAACCAGTCAGTGCGAAAAAAAACTTGCCAGAACGTCCTGACAATCCCACTAATCCTGACGGTTCAGTTGATATTGAATATTCGGATGGTTCTCCGTGGTGGTCAATCGATATATCGAAAAATTCTGATGGCGAGTCCATAATGTCAATATATGGTGCAGAAAATATAACTGGAGCATATGGAGAATTTGATAGTCTTAATACTGATGGAGGCAACCAACGCGCAGAAGCATTTTCGGTCAAAAATGTATTTTACGCAAAAGAAACAATTACCAACACTGGCGAAGATGTGTTTTATGCGAAATTTGAAAAAGAATTAGCATGTCGGGCGGGGCTTCGTGTCTATAGACTTCCTACGATCACAAGCGGTTGGAACTGTTATATCAATCAAAATAATTACAAGGTATCTGCGTTAAGTTCTTCTTCCAAACGCTACAAAATCCTCGGAGCTTCCTTGCCAGAAGAATTTATTGAGAATCTGTACAACATCGAACCAATAATGGCACGGTATAAAGAAGGCTACCTCGCAAAAGGAGATGAACGCGTAGGCGTAGAATTCCCAATGTTCATAGCAGAAGATGTGGACAAGTATTTTCCTTTGGCAGTTGACCATAACACAGACGGACTTCCCGAGAACTGGAACGAACGTATCATGATACCTGCTATGTTTGCAATGATAAAAAGCCAGAAAGAACAGCTTGACCGACAGGAGAAACTAATTAATCAGCTCTATGAAAAGTTCAATATAGAAAAGGAGAATTAATATGGCAAAATTTAATGAATATCCCGTAAAAACAACACCAAAAGATGCAGATAAATTTATGCTTTACAGTGCAGAGGATGCGGCAAACAAGCTGATTGATTATGATAAGCTTGCTGATGCGGTACTCAACAAATTGACATCAAAGACCTTTGGCCTCGATGCTGGAACGATGACTTTACCGGCTGCGCTTAACCAATTAAATAGTAACCCAAATTTAATGAATCTAGATAATAACATAGAAAACTTTATTAACGCATCTCAAAAGCCACGTGCTTACTTTGTATGGGGAACTATCGGAGGACTCTTTGGCGGTTGGGCTTGGGGAATATTAATGTGTTCTAGTAGTATTAGAGTTGCCAATTTTATAGGAATAAATAACGCTTCAAATTCAATAGCCGCAGCAACTTATAAGAAAAAAACTTGGACTAAAATATCTATTATCGGATAATAAAATTAAATATAGAATGAATTATGAAATGGAGGTACATAAATGTCAGTAAAGCAAGTACAAGCTATTGTAAATGGACAAGCTTACACCCTTACTTTTAACAGTAATACGGGCAAATATGAAGCTACAGTAACAGCTCCAAATAAGTCCAGTTACAGCCAGAGCGGACATTATTACGGAATAACAATCAAGGCAACGGACGATGCTGGAAACGTGACCACCAAAGATGCAACAGATTCCGCAATCGGTAGTTCCCTGCGATTAACCGTTAAAGAAAAGGTCGCTCCGGTAATTACAGTCACAAATCCAACAGCATCTGCAACACTTGTCAACAACAAGCCAACTATCACATGGACTGTTACAGATGATGATTCTGGTGTTAATCCGTCTACTATCGGTATCACAATCGATTCCGGAAGCAAGATTACTGACGGCATTACAAAGACCGCCGTAACCGGTGGTTACAATTGTTCGTACATACCGGCAACAGCTCTTACCGATGATTCTCATACCATTAGGTTTGATGCATCCGATTATGATGGCAATGCAGCTTCGCAGAAATCCGTAACATTTAAGATTGATACCGTACCACCAACTCTGAGCATCAGCTCTCCGTCAGATGGATATGTTACAAATAAAAATACAATCACTGTATCTGGTACAACCAACGATGCAACATCTTCTCCTGTAACCGTTACAGTTAATGGCAAAGCTGTCACTGTTGGTAGCAATGGCACATTTAGCACAGATGTTACATTAACATCTGGAAACAATACAATTACGGTCATTGCAAAAGATAGTGCTGGAAAGACAACGACAATCACCAGAACTGTAAAATATAATTCAAATCCACCAAAAATCACAGCTGTAAGTATTACGCCTAATCCGGTCGATGCAGGTAATACATTTGTGATTTCTGTTACAGTTACTGATGACTAATGATTACAAGAGTTTATGGCTCATGTAATGAGTTTTCTATTGTGTTCCAGAGACGATAGGGATCGGATCTCGAAATCTGGGACGCAATAGTCCCTTTTGATAAAGACGGACAGTATGTCATAGATGTTTATGCTGAAAGCAGTGGCGGTCTTACAGCTTACGCTGCTACAGTGTTATTTTTGATATCTGGACATGAAATTTGCGGGAAACTTGTTCCGAAAGGCTATACAGCAAAATCGGATAATTTAGAATACAGCTCATTGCTGAATTTGAGCCAACTTACAGCAGAGATTGCAAGGCAGTGCTTCACTGGACACAAAATATGCTGAAAGGAGAAAGAAAATGGCAATCAGATATGTCGATAGTAATACAATAATGGATTTAGGAGAAAAAATCCGATTCAAAAGCAAAGTAGAACCAGTATGCGGTGTAGATATTCCTTTCTCCATATTTTCAGCGAACTACGAATTGATTTTCGTTGATACAGATGCTGATACAGAGACTGTTGAAGATTCTGGAAACTGCAATATCAACGAGCATACACTAGATGCGTTAATTGAGCCACAAAAAACAGGAATCTATTGTCTGAGATTCATTTATAAAATTGCGGACGAAACGTGGGTGGATAATTACAAAATCAAAGTGAAAGGGTGATATGTATGGCAGATGCAAATATCTATATTGCTGGTGTAAGCATAAGCCCTAGTATAGTGCAAACAGGAGCAAAATTTTTAATTGCTGTTGACGTTAGAAATGTCCAGTACGTATTGGATTCAGGCAACGGCTCAGCACTTGCGACCTCAGATGGCTCAATGCTGAGAGTAAAAGAATAAAGAGAGGTAAAATATTATGGCAGAATCATTAAAAACAGTATTAATGTCGGCGCTGACTTCAAAAGCGACACATTGATAGTTGGAGAAGGGAATGTATTAAAAAAAATATCGTTCTCACAATTATTTGAATACCTAAAAGAAAAACTCGGGATTAATGCATTAAACACGAATTTAGGAAAAACTGCTCGTTTTTATGCCGTAAGTAAATTTTATGTGTCTGGAAGCTCTGGCGATTATTCCGGGCTTGCAATCGGTGGGGTTGCATGGAGCAACATTGTTGGAGTACAGTATGTGAGTGCAACTGATTATAAACATTACTATATATTCCCCAAAGGCACATATTTAGTAAATATCAACCTTTTTGCAAATCTTAAAGCATCAACTTCAAATGTTCTGGGGGTGGCATTACATATCGAAGTAGATGATAAAATGATAGCGAATCCATGGTTTAGAATGATTGATTCATATCAAAGCATTTCTTATCCTGTTATCATCAGTGGAAGTAAGCTCAAAGTCACCATGTACTCAGGAAAGACAATTGAAATTGTAAATAATATCAATCTTTCATATATTGATTTTATGAGATTGAATTAATCAATATATAATACTCCAATAGTCACAGGTCTATTAGCACAAGAACTGCCATCGAAATCATTACAAAATGCATAATAAGCTCCATTGTAGTACCCAACTGCTGTGATGCTAATATTTCCGTATAATGGGAATGCGCCCAAAATCTGGTGACCGTCCTTTGAAGTATTTAAAAATACGTTTCCTGATGCATCTGTGTTAACATTATAAATTACATATCTTGGACAAGTGTTTATCTTCGTGTTTAATTTCTTCTGTCTCTGAAAAACGCGAAGGTATCGCAAGAATCATTGAGATACAGTCACCACAGATACGTGGTGTGAAAGGAGAAAATATGGAAATTAAAGGTATTGACGTATCATCGTGGCAAGGAAAGATTGATTGGAATAAAGTTGCAAATTACGGAATGGATTTTGCAATCTTGCGTGTTACAGAAGTTGGAAACGTGATTGATTCTCAGTTCGAGAATAACTTTGCCGGTTGCAACAAACACAAAATTCCAGTAGGAGTATACAAGTATTCCTATGCTTCGACAGTATCTGAAGCCCAGAGTGAAGCCAGAAAGGTTGTTTCCATACTGAACGGAAGAAAGATTCAGTTTCCAGTATTCCTCGACTTAGAGAATCATAGACAGAGAGTACTTGGAGCAGAGAGCATTCATAATCTGGCAGAAGCGTTCCAAGAAATCATTGTTGCTGCTGGTTATAAATTTGCAATCTATTGCAATCTTGACTGGTACATGAATGTGATTTGCAGTCACCTCAAAAAGCATGATTTCTGGATTGCCAGATATCCGGCAAATGATAACGGGACAGTAGTTGAGAGATTACGTCCAAGTTGGGGTGTTGGCTGGCAGTACAGCTCAAAAGCAACGATTCCAGGAATTAATACCAAAGTTGATAGAAATATATTTTATAAAGATTATACAGAAGCAAAGGAGAGTGGAACAATGGCAAAGACAAAAGAACAGATTATCCAGAATGTGAAAAACGATGCAGTAAGCTTTGCGGTAAATATTGCCAATGATAACAGTCATGGATACAGTCAGAGAATTAGGAGTTTATACGAAATTAACATTCCGAAATCTTTTGACTGTAGCTCATTGGCACTTACTGCTTATTACTATGCGTTCCTCAAAAATGGGCTTACCAAACAGGCGCGTTATCTCAAAGAGAATTGCTCTTATACTGGCAATATGCTCAAGATGCTGAATGCCGGATTTGAGGTTGTCGCTAGGAATCAGACCGCACACAAACAGATGATAAAAGGCGACCTGGAACTGGCGGACAATAATCCGAATGGATCCAATAGTCATGTAGCAATGGCGATTGGTAAGAACGACATTGTTCATGCCAGAAGTTCGGAGGGCACAAAAGATACGAAAGATAATTCTGGAAATGAGATCCGTACACAGCCCTGGTACCTGTACAGTCACGGTTGGACTCACCGACTCAGATTTACTGGAAAAGGAATTGATTTTAGTGGACTTACCAATACTACTGGAAGTAAGCCTATCGCAAAACCATCAACTAGCACAAAACCATCAACAACCACATCGAAAGGAGCCGGTTATATGTTTGAGCCAAAATTAGTAAAACTTGGAAGCGAAGGAACTTCTGTTCTGCTGCTTCAAGAGATTTTGATCGCAAGAGGATTTAAAGGAAAAAACGGAAAAGCACTGAGCTTATCCAGAAAAGCAGATGAGAACACCATCTATGCATTAAAACAGTATCAGAAATCCAGAAACGGGGTTCTGAGCGTTGACGGGGAATGCGGAAAGAACACCTGGAAAGATTTGATTGCCATCTAATAATTGGCTAATGGCATTGCCACCTTTTTGTCGCTGATAGGAACAAAAGACAAAACCGACTGGTACTACATCCGCATTGCCGGAAAGTATTTCGGATTTGTTTCCACGAAATATATTTGCAAAGTGTGATAAATGTAATATAATAAATATACCATAATTCAACTCCTCCCCAGAGTTTGGATATGAACTCAAAAAAGAGATGATCTGTTTCTATTCCTTGACAGATCATCTCTTTTATTTTATTTAATAATATATTCCCAATATTGATTTTTAATATCCGCATATCCGTTCTTACGAATCAGTACTTTATCACCAGAAAACATCGTAAAATCAGAATCCAGCTTTTGCACATAATCCATGTTTACAACAAATGACTTATGGCAACGCAAAAACCGTTTATCAAGGTAAGGCTCAACCGACTTTAAAGTTGCATACATACTGTGCATAATCCCGTTCGTGCAATGAACAAAAACTTGCTTATCCCGTGCTTCGAGGTACTCGATTTTGTTCAATGGAATCCTTATAATGCAATCTCTGTGTCTGATTGTGAGCATCTTGTGTTTCATATCACTCAAGGTATTGTCAATCATAGAAAACATTCTTCCGTGTTCATTTCCCTTGATGATATAATGCGTAAATTCAACATCCAACGCATCAAAAACAAAATCCTTGTGAGCTGTCCAGAAAGCAATTTTGCCCTTATATCCACACTCTCGGAGTTCTTTGGCAATATCCACGCCATTTTCGTTTTTAAGTACCACATCCAAAACAATCATATCAAACCATTTTCCGTCCTTGACATCATCTATCAAGGGCTCCCCGCTGAAATAACCGTCTATCGTATAGTTCCGGTCACCATTTTGCTTTAAAAATGGTTCAATTCGATGTTTGAAATACTCAACCTGTAGTTCACAATCGTCACAAATAGCGATTTTCATAGTAATCACCTTCCGTTTATCGCTTGCACTTCAACTTTCATCAGATTATCCTCATCTAAGTAATTAATTATGGTAATATAGTAGCACTGAAACGGAAATGTGTAAATAGTTCAGCGGAAGTTTGAAAAAAATCGACATCTTAATACGTTGGTACAGCCTGCCAGACTGATCTGGGGAGGAAACGTGATCGTGAATGCAGGCTTTGCCATAAAAAAGAGCCGGGGAGTAAAATCCTCGGCTCTTTGCTTTACGATATTTGTGCAATGAATTATTTCTGATATGAAATCAAGTCTGTAGTATATTCGTTAGCGAATTCTGCTAATGGGCGAATCGTTAATGCAAAATCTACGTTTGACACATCAGAAATTCCGTTCGCCGCAAGAAATTCATCTGTAGGAGTCAGAGTTATAAGAGTTTTGCAGCCATCTAACAAATACTCATTGTATACTTCATAACTATCTGACATTGTGAAATCATTATAAGTCTCAGAAGTTACGTCGTATGCGAAATATTGCCCAGTAGTGTTTGTGATACAAAATGTAAAACTGTTACCTGCCGAGGATATGAAATCGACACTAATACCATTCTGATTGTACAAATTCTGTGCACTGTCAAATACAGGAGAAGAAACTACGGTAGTTCCGGCTACGTCAGCGTGAATCTGACCGCTGTCAAAAGCCTTGAAACTCTTTGCATTGTCATAAGCCCACAGTAGAATATCAAAGCTATCTACTTCGTTCATTTGGTAGTCTTTAAAGAAATCCTTGTTTTCCCATGTATCTATCAGTTCCAAAGTAGAATTTGCTTTCTTTCCAGGTGCTACATCAGAGGAATTTATGCCATACTGATCTCCACCTGCCATGATGCCATTTATGGCATAAGCATAAGGAGCTATGCCTAAATTCAAATTAGAATTGTTTTCAATGTACAGTCCTATAGTACCTGTGGACGGGGAATCGGTTAATCCTTTTGTTTCAACATGAATGCCGTTCTCTTCATATAGCACAAAATCTTCTGCAAAAACACTGGATGGCATGGATGCAAGTAAAATACTTGACAGCCCGATACTGGCTAGAAGCTTTACTTTCTTTCTCATAAAAATATTTCCTCCTTGGTAAAATTTGCATATATTATACCGCAAGATTCAACAATAGCATAGTCAAAACCGAAATATTTTTCATATTTTTATCCATCAAAAATGTAGTTTTATCGTTTTGCCCGATTAATTTGCACAAAAAGTGGTATAACTAAGTACATAAATTATAGACTAAAGAGGTATATATTATGAGGAAGATTGAGAGATTGCTGATCGCAGTAGGAGTAATCTTCTTTGCAAGCTACATCATTCACTTGCCGATGTGCAATCAAGATTATTTGCGTAAAAGCTCCATCCGCTTGGCAGAGCATATGTGCAAGCATTCAACCTTAAACCAAAGCATAAAAGAGGTTCTAAGAACGAACGATATTGTAGAAAACACAGAAAATCCGGTAAAAACGAACTTTATATTCGCGAAAGTAAAGGTTATATTTGAAATCACAAATATTCCAGTTTATCACTGGCAACTGGCGAGAGGGAATTTGAATGCATCCCGTTTAATTGGACGCACTATATAACATAATGCAAACATAAGTTCGGAACATATTTCCCACTGACCGGGAATATGCTTTAATGTAGGCGGTAGTTTTCAAACAGGGAGGGTTATTTATGGATTATAAGAAAGAGATTATTGAATTATTAGACAAATTAGACGAAAGAAAACTTACACTTGTATTTTGGCATATAAAAGGGCTTCTTGGAATCAAATAAAAAGAGGGACAGATTTTTTCTGTCCCTTTTCTTTTTATTCATCATTCATTCCGACAAGTTCTTTTGCTTTTTGTTCAAGCAATTCCCACTCATCTGCGGTGAGGTTGGCTAAAACAGAGATTAATCTTTTCTTGAAATTATCAGATTCACCACTCAGGGCTTCGCCCACAAATTTTTCAATCTGAATGTCTCTTGTGGTAGATTGTTTCATTGGCTCTTCACCAGTGAGAAGCCATTCTCTTCTTATTCCATATTTTGTACAAATCAGGCTTATTACTGCATCTGATGGAGTTCTTCTTCCAGATTCATAACTAGATATATTGGAAAGAGGAAGTTCTAACGCATCTGCAAATTCTTGCTGATTCTTTATATGGAATTCTTTTCGTATCCGTTTTAAACGGTCTTTCATTATCTTCACCTCCTTATTAAGTATTGTACATCATAGCGAATAAGAAATCAATAACAAAAATTGTACAAAGTACAAAATTTATGCTTGACAAATATTGTACGTAGTGATATATTAAGAATGTACAAAGTACAAAACGCTTTGCCGATTAAATAAACAGGGCGACCTGTAAAAAAAGGGAGGAGGGGAACAAAGTGCTGAATAACTTAAAAAAAGTTCTTGACGATAAAGGAATCACAATTAGAGCTTTTGCAAAAGTTTTGGAAGTCGATGAGAGGACAATACAGAACAAGTTAAAAGGGAAAACACCTTTTACTTATCCAGAAGTGGTAATTGCGAAAAAAGAACTTTTTCCAGAATATGACATGGAATACTTATTCAGAGATGAATAACAAAAAGTCGACAGGAGTGCTGTCCCATCGACTTTTGCCTAAATTTGTTTACCCTATGTGTTTTGCAGACCGATTGCGTACTTGCTTTCAGCCACATTCTCAGCACCAAATGTTTCCTTGAAACACTTCGCCACTTACGCAGTTTTAGTTCTGCGATTGAGTTAAAAAGTTCACCTGCCCATTAGTTGACGAATGTAGGAATTTCGTTCACCTCATTGAACGAAATTGCTTAACGTACTTTGGTAACGCAGTTCACTCTGCCTGCGACCTACAATAAGGAACAGGGCAAATTCAAAAGTTTGGTCATAACAATCCACTCCTTTCATTGCCCATTATCAGGGAATGAAATAATTTTAACACATAGGAAAAATATTTTCAACATAAAGTGAGGTGAAATTATGTCAGAAAAAGAAAAAAAAATCATTGAATCAATCGCTAAAGCCGTTCCGAATATGTCTGAATTTGACAAAGGATATTTCCTTGGAGTTGGCGAGACAATTGCCAAATACAAAAACAATGGCAAAGAAGAAAAAGTTGAGAAAAAGACTGAGAAAGGAGAAACATGAACGAATTAATACCAATTAATTACGATGGCGAACAACCTACAGTATCAGCCAGAGAGTTACATAAATCTCTTGAAATCAGTAAACGATTTTCGGCATGGTTCGAAACAAACTCTCAGGGATTCGTTGAAAACGAAGATTTTACAAGTGTACTTTCAGGTACGGTTGTAAATAACGGAGCACACAGAGAAATACAAGACTATTCCTTATCAGTAGATATGGCGAAACACATTTGCCTTATGAGCAGAACTGAAAAAGGGAAAGAATGTCGACAGTATCTCATCGACCTCGAAAAAGCATGGAATACACCAGAACAGGTTTTTGCTAGAGCATTGAAGATGGCGGACCAGACGATTGCGAAGTTGAAAGATACAAATAAGTCTCTTGCGGAGAAAATTGAAGCTGATAGACCGAAAACAATTTTCGCAGATGCAGTATCTGCAAGTCACACATCAATTCTTATCGGAGACTTGGCAAAACTTATCTGTCAGAACGGATACCAGATAGGACAGAAACGATTGTTCCAGTGGACGAGAGACAATGGCTATCTGATGGTTTCTGGAAGTTCACGAAATATGCCAAAACAGAAATACGTTGAGCAGGGATTATTTGAAATCAAAGAATCTAATGTTCAGAATCCAGATGGTTCAGTAAGAATCACACGCACGACAAAAGTCAGTGGAAAGGGACAGTTGTATTTCGTGAATAAGTTTCTGGGACAGGAAACTGAAAAAGCAGACGGTTATTGAGAAAGGAGTCATAAATGTGCTAAAGCAATTTTTAAAAAGATTATTCGCACCGCAGATTGTAAGAATCCCAGATAAGACAAGAGTAATGTGCTTTGCGAGAAATGGAAAGAAATATGTGAAAGTGTTCAACACTCAAAACGGTGCAAACATTTGTTTCCAAGTGAAATCCATTGATTATGCAAACAGCGATTTGAAAGATGAATACCACCCGGAAACAATGTTCGCAGACATTGAAAGCAATCAAAGCGTCACGATTTTGAACCAGTAGGTGTAGTCGTTACATTTTGAACATTTAGGGATGATCTTACCGGGTTTTACAGTTCTTTTAGAGTTGCAATTACAGCAGGTGAAAACAGTAGTTTCAGTTACTTTTTCACCGGATCGGAAAAGACCATCTACGTATGGAAGTAATAACAAAATTCCTATCTCCTTTCAAATTACTCGGCGTTATAGAGCCTGTGGTTACATTATAAAGAGGTTAGGAACGAAACTCAATAGAAAGGATCCGCATGAACAACTTAACAGTAACAGAGTACAAGAACATTCGAGTTCTTACCACACAGCAGATTGCTGAAGCGTATGGAACTGACACGAAAATCATTTCAAAAAATTTCAGCAGAAACAAAGAAAGATACATCGAAGGCAAACATTTCATTTGCCTTGAGGGAGAAGAATTAAAGGAATTTAAAACGAAACGTCATTTTGACGATTCGTCAAGAATCAATAAGCTCTACCTCTGGACAGAAAAGGGAGCATTCCTCCATGCAAAGTCATTGAATACCGGCAAAGCCTGGGAAGTATATGACAGACTGGTGGATGAATATTTCGAGAAAGGTTCCAGAAAGCCAATGACAGTGGCAGAACAGATTCAGCTTCTGGCTCTTGGCAATCAAGACCATGAGGAACGAATCGAGAAACTTGAGAATACCATGACCATTGATTACGGTCAGCAGAAGTACATCAGTGATCTAGTTTCCAAGGTGGTGATCGAGGTTCTGGGTGGAAAGAAATCCAATGCCTATGATGAAATTGGAAAAAAAGGTATTTGCAGAGTGTAACAGGGATGTAAAGACTTACTTCGATGTAAATGCCAGAAATAACATTCCCAAGCTGAGATACCAGGAAGCAGTCGAATACATCAAAGGATGGACACCTTGTACCAATACTAAAATGATGATTCGCGACTGCAATGCCCAGATGACAATGTAGGGAAGAAGAAAGAAAACTCAATAGAAAGGATTTTGCATGAAAAATTTAATATTCAGATTCAGAAAAAGAAAGAAGGTAAAACCATACAAAGTAGATACTTCACAGAAAGGATTTGAATATGTGGGTATTAAATTATCTGATGAACAATTCCAAGATATGTGTAATTTGAATCTGCTGTGGGCAAACGATAGGAAAGATATTCCTGTTTTTAACATGCTTGTTCTTATGAAAGTTTTAGGCTTATTGCCATCTGAAATGATGCGTGATAACGAAAGTGATGATTCTGGTGATGATATTTATGAACGGAAGTTCGGAAAGATAAGAAGATGAGTCAATCTTATACCACAGAAAGGAAATGATATGTTGGAAGAAACAAATGCATTACTCAAGCAGATTTTGGAAGAACTTAAAGCCATTCGAGAAGAAGTTGCACCTACGAGAACGAAAAAAGTAACGCACACGGCAAATATTGACAGGAAGACAATTGCCGAATGCGTTACCGATGGAATTCAAAACGCTTTATACGGGAAACGAGCGTTTAATCCGAAAGATTCTGAATAGCAAAATCATATGCACGTTTTAAATATTGAATTTCGTCATTTGACATAGAAGTATTTCCAGCCAATGGAGCTTCTCTTCTGTCAAGAACGTATTCATTTAATTTAGACTTTGCATAAGTAATTGCTAAATCATGAACTATTTGTTCTTTATCCATAATACACACCTCCCTTCGAGGGAGATTATACCACAGAAAGGAAGTCAGTATGAAAAAAGAAGAAATAAATGAGTTTATGAATATGACATTACAGGAGAAAAAAGACAAAATTATTGAAATAATTCGCGAGATTCCAGAAGATTCTCCGATTCACAAGGAACTGTACGAAACACTGAAAAGAGAAATGGAGGGAAAATAGAATGATCAAATGTGAAGGCGGGAAAGTTGAATTAGAAGAAGATGCAAATAAGTTGCTTTCTGAATTAACCGCGATATGCAGGGGACTAAGAGTTTTCCTTGTGAAAGAAGGATATTCCAAGGAAAAAGCCGATGAACTTGTTTCTGAATCAGCTCAGATGGGGTTGTGGACAGACGAAAAAATACAAGAAGAACTTGACAGATTAAGGACAGAAACGCTTAGAACGTTTGCGGAATTAATATCGGGGAGAAAGATTTTTGAAGGAGGAAAAGAGAATGATTAAAAGTAAAGATGGAGCAGTTGAGGTAAAGGGAAGTACAACAGTTTTAATGACTGATTTGTCAATGATTATTAAATTGTTGAGAGAGACTTTTGAGGAAGAAGATATTCCAAAGGAAACAGGAGATAAACTTATCAGAAAGGCTGTAGACGTTGGGTTCTGGACGGAAGATAAGCTTGACAAGGAACTTTCCAATATGCGAGCGGAAGTACTTGGATAACTTATGGGATTAGCATTGTCGTCAATCTGGGGAGGGGCAAAGGATGAATAAAAACACTTACGAAGCAGAAACTCTCGAAGAAGAATTTGCTTTACTAGCCGGCAGGCTTACAGCTTTGGAAGCGGTTTTAAATGCTAATGATAGCACATTCATTGATAAAAAGTATGTAGCTGCGATCATGGGGATTAAATATTTCGAAGGGGATTCCGATAAGAAAGAAGAGTGAAACGCCCCGGAGGTGACGCAACACCTACCGGAGCACGTATCTAACTTAATTAGGGTAAGTTAAATACAGGATAAGTATAGCACACCTTCCTGTATTTGAAAAGAAAATTTATACCAGGAGGGCATTTTTTATGTCTAAAATCACAAAACACACCGAAAACGTAACTAAAAACCAGAGTCTTGCAAGCGAAATCATCGCAGATCAGGTGGCAAAAACAAAACGTCTGGAAGTCGCAGTTGTAGCACTATCAGTAGCTTTACTTGCAGCAGCAGCAACCAAAAGAAAGAAGTGAGGGATATGAGAAAAAGAATGTATTTTATCGGAGTGATGGCACAGGTTGGAACATTTTTCACGATTGCATTATTGCTCTGGGGGATGACGAAAATGGATGTACTTGAGCTGCTCTGCATAAGTGCAATGGTATCTTCAATGGTATCCCTTCCTATTTTATGCAGCTAGAAAGGTGGGTAAACGGAGTTGAATAAGCTTTTGGAAAACAATCAGGTAACACTGGTTGGAGAAATTAAAACAGAATTTGAATTTAGCCATGAAGTATATGGTGAAAAATTTTACCGATTCGAACTTAGCGTAGAACGATTTAGTGGAACGAAAGATGTTCTTCCGGTTGTAGTTTCTGAGAGACTCATTGATGTGAAGCAGAACTATACAGGAGAAATGATGGAAATTCAAGGGCAGTTCAGATCGTTCAATAAGCACGAAGAAAATCACAGTAGATTGCTTCTTTTTGTGTTCGCAAGAGAAGCAAAATTCATGGACAAAGACGCACTTCCAGTTAATCAGATTCTTCTGGATGGTTTTACTTGCAAGAAACCAGTATACAGAACAACACCTAATGGAAGAGAGATTGCAGATGTACTTCTGGCGGTAAATAGATCATACGGCATATCTGATTACATACCATGCATCTGCTGGGGCAGAAATGCAAGACACATGGGAACCTGCGGAACTGGCACACATATTATTTTACAGGGAAGAATCCAGAGCAGAGAGTACAACAAAAAAGTCGGAAATCAGGTCGAGAAGAAAACAGCCTATGAAGTGTCGGCTTATTGGGTGGAGGATAAGGAAGAATGAAAACAGTAGAATTGAAACAGCTTAACATTGAAAACTACAAGAAGTTTGAGTCTGCGGAGTATCAGTTTGCACCACGAACGATGGTGTCCGGTAGGAACCGTCAGGGTAAAACAACGTTGATGGACGCATATTTCGACACGCTGACAGGAAAATTGGCAGACGGTACACTTCCGAGCGGTGTCAGGAGAAAAATTGATGGCGAGGAAGTTGAGGGTGATGTAATCAGGGAACTGGTTATTCTTATTGACGGAGTAGAAACCGTGATCCGCAAGGAAACGAAGAAAGGCAAATCTTCCAGCACCACAAAATATCAGGTGGATGGTTTCGATTATAACAAGAAGAAATTCGAAGAATATCTTAGCGGTATCGCAGACCCGGAAGTGATTCTGATGTGTAGTAATGCCAGAATATTTCTGAACGAAATTCGAAAATCTTCAGTGGGATCAAGAGGACTTCTTGAAAAAATGGCGGGATTTGATATTGCAGAGTTTATGAAAAATCATTCCGAAGTATCGAAAATCACAAAAGGTCATTCAGTAGAAGAAGCCATGAAGAAGCTCAATAAGGAACGACTTGACTGGAAGAAAAAACTGGATGTCAAGAAAACCGAATTTCAGTCTGCTAGAAGCAAGGAAATTGAGTGTGTAGACCGAATAGAAGAGAGAGAAAACCTTCTGGACAAGCTGAATGAGTTGAAACAGAAAATGCAGCAGTTGTTAGATTCCAGTAAAGCATACGATACATTGTCCTACGAGATCACAGGATTAAAGAAATCCATGGATGCACTTGTCGAGGATGCACGGAAAGAACGAAGAAATATTGTTTCCTTATATAATGACCGCCTGTTCAAGAAAAAACAGGAAGAAGAAAATCTTCGCACACTTGAAAACCTTCTGGCAACTGTTGAAAAGCCGGAACGTATACAGCAGAGAATCACGGTATTGCAGGCGAAATACAAGCAGACATATGCATCCAGCTTTGATGATTCTACATTAAAAGAAATCGAAGCAGAGGAATTCAATCCAGAATCAACTATCTGCCCGACTTGTGGACAGAATCTTCCAGAAGATCAGATTGAACAGCTTAAGTCAAATTTCGAGAGGATTAAACAAGTCAGAATTGATGCAGAACTGAAAAAGAAAGAACAGTTCGAAAAAGACAAACAGCAGAAACTCAGAGAAATCAATGAAGATGGACAGGCGGAAGTTTCCAGAAAGAAAGAAGTAGACAAGTCACGCGGAGAACTGGAATCTCAGATTGAAAATACAAAGCAGAGCATAGTAACACTTGTGTCCGAGGTTGCTCAGATTAAGCAGAGATTAAGCAGTATGCCGGAAGAACCGGATATGTCCGGCAATGAAGAATATCAGGCATTGTTAGCCGAAGCCCAGAAGAAACAGGAACAGATGGACGGCATGACAAATAACTCTGATGAGAAAGAAGCTGTAATGCAAGAACGACTGGAAGTGGAACGCCAGTTAGCACAGATAGATGCAGATATTCGGCAGCAGGAGAAACTGAAGCAGGAAAAAGCAGACGAAATCGAACGGTTGACAAAAGAACAGCGAGAATTATCACAAAAAGAATCCGATGTTCAGTCACAGATTGATTTGCTGAAAGAGTTTTCCATTCAGAAGAATCAGGTACTTGCAGATACAATCAATCCACACTTTAAACATTTCCAGTTCCAGTTTTTGGACTACACACAGGACGGAGAACCAGTGGAAGTATGCCGGATGATCGTAGATGGTATTGATTACTTCAACGGGCTAAACCACTCTGATCAGATTCTGTGCAACATTGACCTTGTGGCAGGATTGCAGGAACTGAACGGATTTAAACTTCCAATTTGGATTGACGATGCGGAATCTGTGAATGAAGAGCGTTTTCCGAAGATGGAACAGCAGGTTATTTACTTGAAAGTATCTGACAATGAGTTGAAAGTGGAGGGATTCTAACATGACGTACAATATTCCAGAAGCTATCAAGGCACAGGAACAGTTCTGCGATAAGAACGAATATCCGTGTTTTGCACCGGACAATGGTATCTGCTGGGATTGCCACCAGAACATCTATTCCGAAAATGGAAGAACCAGATATGGCAAAGAAATTCATGGTATATCGGTTGAAAGCGCTGGAAACCACCTGATTACAGGATGCCCGTTTTGCAGTAGAAGTTATTGTGATTAATTGATAAAAGTGAACTGCAAAGTATTGATAAGGCGAAGTGTAGCTTACAAATGCAATGTGATGGAGAGGCGTTGTGAAGTGATGTTTAGCATTGGCGAAGTATAGAATTGAGCAGTAAAGCATTGGAAAAGTAAATAGTAGAAATGAGATGTCAAGGCGATGAATGGACTGGCACAGTACTGTCGTGGCTCAGCATTGAACAGTGATGAAACGCAAAGGCGAAGCGTAGAGCTGAGCAGAAATGCGTCGGAATAATAATTATAATTATTGAAAAGGAGAATTAAAATGGCAGAAAACACACAGGTAGCAAATTTTAACACACAGCTTTCCTATTACACAAATCGTTATGTCGATTTAATGGAAAGAGATTTAACTTCAAGAGGAATGGAATTTGATTCCTACTCAAAAGATTGTGTAGTAGCGGCAATGGGATCTATTTTCCAGATGGTGCATGAGAGTGGAGTAAGTTTTGAAGCAATAAATGGCTCTAATCTTAAATTTATCCTGAGTAAAGTCGCAGCGTTGAAACTGAACGCAAATGCACAGCCGAGAGAATGTTATTTCCAGATCAGAAACGTAAACATAGCGGCGAAAGGGCAGAAACCTCAGTGGGAGAAGAAAATCGAATTTGCGATTGAGGGCGACGGAAACGATGCTCTTGTAAGTAGATATGGTGTCAATGTGGCTAAAGTATTTCCATATTGGAAAGTAAGAGAGGGTGACAAGTATATCCCACCAAGACACAGAGGTGTAGAAATCACACCGCCGGAATGGGAAGAATCTGGAATTGGAAAAGTTGTTCGCGTGGTATATCCAATTCAATACAAAGATGGTCACGTTGAATACCTTTCATGCGAAAGAGCAGACGTACTGAAGAATCTTGCAGCACATATTAAGAACAATCTTCAGAATGAAACATTTGGGATTTGTGCAGACAGATACAAAGCTACAGATGCACAGAAAGCCCAGATTGAAGCAAAGAAAAAAGAAGTTATGAAAAAGGTTGCTGATATTGGGGAACTGGAAGCAATTATTGATTGTGAGGAATTAAGACCATACATTTCCCCGTCATACTACGAAACACAGTCGAGAGAATCTATGATTGTTCGTAAAATGCGTAACAACATTATGAAGTCCATTCCTAAGAAATGGGATAATCCGGTGCAGGCTTATGAATATAACACGATGGATGCTACGTATAGAGAAGTACAGGAAGAAATCGAGCAGAACGCAAATAAAGAGGAATTCATTCCAGAACCAATGGCAATCGAAGAACAGCCTAAACATCCAACAGTCGCAGAAGCCGTAAAAACTGCCGAGAAAGAGCCAGTTCCGGCAGCAGTTGCCGAACCAGAGATTCCAGATTTTATGAAACAGGAGGAAATGTGATATGAACAATAAAGAAATTTTACAGAAAGCAAAGGAACTGGTTGAACTTCTGGAAAAGCAGGAAGAAGCTGACAAAGTTGTGCTTTCAACACTGAAACGAGGAGATGTGTTTCAGACTACTGGAAAGCGTAAATACAAGGTTCTGGAACAGTATGGAGATACAACGAAAATTATTTCGCTTGATCTGGTGAAAGAAAATGTAGAGTTTGGTGATACCTCAGATTACAAAACATCAAAAGTAAAGAAGCTGTGTGACACTGAAATTCTGAAAGACTTCGAAGAAGAATTCGGGGCAGAAAACATCGAAACACATACAGCATATATTATCACTGCGGATGGACAGAAATTGGGGACTGTTGATTGTAAAATTCGACCGATTACGTTTGATGAAGCGCGCGGATATACAGATATCACACCGAATCCGTGTTTAAACGATTGGTATTGGACATTATCGCCATGGTCAACGGAAGAACGTGGTTGGGGGGAAAAGCCTGACCGTTGTTTCCCCTTCGGGCCATTTCAACGGCCTTTTCAACTGCGGTTATGGTGTTCGCCCAGTTTGTATCTTAAAATCTAATATCTTTGTATCTAAGGCGGAGGAATGATTATGAAGAAAAATCTGAAATATTTTGAGGATGAATTATCCAGATTAAGTAAAGAGTTCACGGAATTCAAGAAAAAGCACATCGGAAAGCCGGAAATCGGAAAAGCTATTGAACTTGCAGGTATGGAATGGCTGATTCTGGATAAGACAGAAAAAGGATATTTTGCCATTTTGAATGGATTTGATGGAAAAGAAAGAACATTTGATTCAGCTTCAAATAACTGGATTTTGAGTAAACTGAGAAATGAGTTAAATACTCGTTTTCTTAAAAAAATTACGGACGAACTTGGAGAAGATGCAGTTATTGAGTTTGATCGAGATTTGCTTTCTTTGGACGGCCAGACAGAATATGGACATTGTAAAGATAAGATTTCGATTTTGACGGTGGATGAATACCGAAAATACAGAAAATACCTTCCAAATATGGATAAATGGTGGTGGCTGCTTACTCCATGGAGTACACCAGCAAATGATTACAGTACAACAAATACCGTTGTTTCCCCTTCGGGCATTGTCTACAGCGGCATTTACTGCAATGAAAATGGTGTTCGCCCAGTTTGTATCTTTTCTTCTTCAATCTTTGAATCAGGAAATGATGATTGATGGCAAATGAAGATTTAAAGGTAATAACAAAGGCCAAGCAACTTGCAAAGCATACATTAATAGTTACCAGCAATTGCAGACGATATCCAAAGAAATACAGGTTTTCAATTGTAGATAAGAAGGGAAGGAGATAATGGGAAATAGATATAATAAAAAACATGGACATTCCAATTCAAGATTATATCGAATATATAATAATATGAAGAGCCGCTGTTACAGAAAATATGCAAAGGAATTTGAAAATTACGGCGGCCGTGGAATAAGAGTCTGCAATGAATGGATGGGCGAAGATGGCTTTATTAATTTTTATAATTGGGCTTATTCACATGGATATTCAGAAGAATTAACTATTGATCGCATAAATAATGACGGAAATTATGAACCCGATAATTGCCGCTGGGTAACAATGATGGTGCAGAATAGTAATAGCCGTCATACGCATATGTTGGAATACAAAGGAACCAAAAAGAATATCTCTGAATGGGCTAGAGAAAAAGGAATGTCCAGAGACACACTGATAAAACGATTAAGAAGCGGATGGGAACTTGAAAGAGCGTTAAATGAACCGGTTAATAAAAGTTTCTCAAGAAAAAGTGTTGAAAGGAGAATGAAATGAGATTAGTAAGTCAGAATGGGGAATTTGATGTTCCTTATGAAATCGCAGTATTAAGTAAAACAGAAAATATCATAAGGGTATATGTTCCGATTGCCGGTGAAAAAGGAACAGTCATGGCGACATACTCCACAGAAGAAAAGGCTGAAAAAGCTATGGAAATGTTGCGTAACACATATACAGGAGCGTTCTTTGCACAGAATATAGAAGTTCCAGAAGATGTCGAAAAGGAATTCATGAAGATGGCGTCAACAAGAGGTTTTGGAATCATCAAAACAATGGTTAACAGCCCAGATGTGAAATTCGAACCGGCAAACATTGTGTTCAGATTCCCTGAGGATGATGAAGTATAAATCTTGATATAGAAAGGAAGATATTATGAGTTATAGCAGTTTAGGACGATAAGCGGGAATCCTTGGCAATTCAATTACCGAGATGAAAGCGTAGAATTGTGTATATCTGTACATGGAAATAATATAATAATCCTTTAACCCCTTGATATTAATGCCGTAACCGGCGTATAATCAATCGAAAATATGTTCGATTTTTATTGTATGTTTCCAGTTGTTATGTTATACTATATGTATGCTGTCTCTTATACACATCTCCGAGCCCAC